GCGGCAGCTAGAGTACAAGGCCGCGTGGTATGGGAAAAAGATCATAGCGATAGACCGGTTCTTCCCATCCAGTCAGCTATGTTCCTGCTGCGGGTATCGGAATACCGACACGAAGAATCTGGCGGTGCGGGATTGGACGTGCCCAGAATGCGGGACACACCATGATCGGGACATCAACGCCGCGAAAAACATTCTAAGTGAGGGATTACGCCTACTGGCCTAGTCTAAACATACGGTAGGGCGGGACACGCCCAAACCTATACGCTCGGGGAGACTGTGTAAGACACCGCTACGGCGCGACGGTCAGCGAAACGAGAATCCCCCGGCTTTAGCCGTGGGGAGTGTCAAATACTGAAACGCACAAAATTAACGGTCACAGATCTTGCAGTCAAAATCAACGAAATTATCAACTATCTGAATGCGGAGGAGTGTTAATGGAGCATATTGTACAATTTGGCATCAACATCGATGACGAGGCAATCAAGCGTACCATAATGGAAAGCGGCGTTAAGACTATCGAAGCGCAGATCAAACAGGCAATCATCAATAAAGTTTTCACAGCATACCGATACGGAAATGCGAATCCTGCCAGCGATCCGTCATCTACATGGGCGCAGAATCTCGTAGCGGACACGCTTGCAGAAAACCGAGACGCGATTATAAGCCAAGCGGCAGCAATTCTCGCAGACAAGATGGGGCGGAGCGTGAAAGTCCGCGAGGCTATCATCGCAAAGGCGGCGGAATGAGTGTCATACTCAGGAGAATCGACAGCAAGATCTTCTATCCCGTGACGTATATCCTTGAAGAATACCATGTTTCGGGCGATCTTATTGATATCGATGAAATGAAATTCATCATTACCGATGAATCAAATTCCGTGATATATCTTGAAAAGGAAAACGAATGGCGCAACAGGTTTTACCCCGGAAAGTGGATTAGAATTTTCCCACTGGTCGGAATCCTTGAACTCGAATCGGATGAACCGATTGATGTACCGGGATTCAGAAGATTTCCTTGTGGAGAGGAAAAAAGGTGGTTGCTCCGTAATGAGCAAATGGAAAAGAAATTGGCATGGCTGATTCAAGAGGAACGGAGAATATCAGCATCGGAGGGGGAAAAAATGGAGGATTTCATGTGTGCGCGTATCTGCGATAATCTGCAACTTGAACTTCATAAGGCCGTGTTGCGGTCGATAATCGATCAGGACGAGTTCTACCGAGTATTGGGTAACTTCTCCGTGGAGATCATGGGTGTTGCACCTGATACCGGTGCATTCATCTTAAAATTTCACGACAAAGACAAGCAGCACGCGAAAACGGTCTGCGATAGCGAAGTCGTGGAAGTAACACCGTCGGATATGTTTAACCTCGATTTGCAGAACAGGTTCCGAAATGTCGGCTCATATGAGGTGGAATCCAGCAATCCGAACTGGACAAGGGAGGGAAACAAACCAGTGGTAACAATCTATGGTTATAGCGACGATACGGTCGAAATCGAAAACAGCAACTACAATGATGGTAGTATTGACTGCTTCGACAAGGATGTACGGTTGTGGTTTAGCGACGGAACAATCATCCGCATCGGTTACTGCAAGCCAAATCTCGGTGTCTGGTACATCGTCAGAGAACACGTCGGAACGGCAGAGCAGACACTTTTGGTCTGCGAGGACGAAGACGCAGATCCGTACAGCGATGTCTTTTGCATCAACGCGGAAATCGAACGGCATGAGGTGCTGGGAGGGAACTTTGGAGAGATTAACATTACGGAGCAGTGAAACAAGCCACGAAAACGGCGTATGCTGCACACATTTCAAAAGCCAGGAATGTCTCGAAGTCGGAGGGAACTGCGCGTATGGCTGCAAGTGGGAAGAGGCTGCATGGGAGAAACTTGCAAGCTATGAAGATTCCATGCTGCCTCCAGAAGGCTGCAAAGCGGCGGCAGAAGCCAATACCATCTTGGAGACCTGCGGATTATCACTGGATCACATCATCAATCTGATAAAGGCCGATAAAGCAGGCATGAACATTATTCTTCCGTGCAAACCGGGCGATAAATTGTTTGTTCTGACCTCTGACAGTTTGACCGGCATCGAAGAAACAAAATGCAAACGCATCATGATCTGCCGCGCTTCCGATGGATTGTATGCGAAGGTCGTTGCGCCGTGCGTCTATGATGATTGGGGAAGCGCACATTGGGAGTTCACAGAGGAAGATTTCGGAACAAAAGTGTTCTTAAATCAGGAAGACGCCGAAAAGGCCAGGAGGAAAAATGAACTGTGGAGTAAAAGAATGTCCTTTTGTTCGGAGCGGTGAGTGCGAAGTACCGCCGTGCGGAACGTGCTTTCTTCCATGCAAAGCGAGGGAAGAACATGACTGATCTCAAGTGCTGCCCATTCTGCGGAGGGAAAGCCGTGATGATAAGTGAATCATACATGCACAATCGATTCCTTGTGGCCTGTAAAAATCGCGGGGACGTGTGCAAATGCGAACCATGTACAAACTGGTTCGACACACCGGAAGAAGCTGCGGAAGTGTGGAATAGGAGGGAAAATGAACGATCTTAAAGGCTGCCCGTTCTGCGGTGGAGAAGTCGAGGAACGGGGTGGAACCTGCAACTATGGAAAAAAGGTCATGACGCTGGATGTAAAATGCCAGAAGTGCGAAACGACATTTAAGTTTAAGCACAAATGGTCGCTTAACCCATACGTCGAAACCGTGGATGCGTGGAACCGGAGGTACGATGATGGAACAAATTCGTAGTTGCCCGTTCTGCGGCGGGCGCGGCCGGGTGAGTTTCAAGGATGCTCGCTTCGCAGGTCAGAATTACAGAGGCGACAAGAAAATTGTGTACCGCGTACAAATCATTTGCAACCGGTGCGCCAGCCGGGGCAAGCCTATCAGAACGGAGCCGTTGATTAACCCTAATCCGTATGGCTGTGCATGGGGACCGACATATGACGCGAAATCTCCAGTATGCCAAAGGCAGACGGAGCTTTTCGCACCATACGTTGAAGCGGCTATCCGTGCGTGGAATGAGAGGTATGTAGATGGAGCAACCGAGTAACTGCCCGTTTTGCCACAAGTGCTCTGTGGATTGGCCGGTGTATCTTGATGAGATACACCAGTTTAATCCAGACATATACCCGGAAGTGATGTATCAATGCCGCTGTACATACTGCGGGGCAAACGGACCGATAAAGGGTACAAAGCGGGCAGCTATCAAAGCTTGGAATAGGAGGAACGAAAATGGTTGAAAATCGAGTGTGTTTTACCGTCCGAGGAGAGTTTGGAGCGCAGATGAGCTTCGAGTCAAAAAACACAATCCCGTATGAAACTTTGTGCAAGTGTGTCAATAAAGACACGCTGATAGAGATGATGTGCCTTGACGTAGCCGGCTATACCGGTGACGATATTCAGTTCATCACGCCAGAAGAATATGACGAGCGATTTGGAGATGACGAAGATGGTTGATTGCTGTGCGACCTGCGCATTCCACGAATGCCAGAAAGGGTATCTTTACCCGCACCGGTGCAAAAAGCACAAAGGCGAGCGCTTTTCAGAGGTCGAATGGAATCGTATCGTGTACAGCCTGTACAAATGCGACGAGTTCAAAAGCATTGACGCTGTCAGTGATGTAGAGGACAGAGAACGTGAACATGAACGATGCCACTAAAATTGTCAGGGAGGACGCAATGATGGACCTGGAATCAGTTTTCAATGAAATCAAGGCAATGTCGCAGGAACAATTCGACGCTCTCATGGAGGAAGTGCGTGCAATGTCCGAACCACCATATGATGAGACTGTCAATGAAGAACCTGTAGTTGCGCCGATAAATCAGGCTGATATCAGCGAGCATAGCCGGTACAGGGAGCTGAAAGTGAACCCATGCGCAAACGGCGTCCATTTTTCTGCTGTCATGGATGACGAAGACGGTAGCATTGTCGTTTTCGGAGAAGGTGGATGGGCGATGGGGTACATCGACTACCCGATGGGCACGGCCAACTGGATCGTCACGGACGAGTGCAAGCCGGGTGTGCAGCGGTATTGGAAGACGTGCTCGAAATGTGGACAGAAAAAATGGTTCTTCAACTATATCGACGCACGGAATCTGAAACAAAGGTATCCGCTCTGCGAGTGCGGGGCGAAGATCATTGGTGTGGAAGAAAGGTTTGAATTTGAATGACACTGCGCGAGGCAATTAAACAGTATGCTGGCTTCCCACCGAAAGAAAACTTTGACTTTCCGGTGGAAAGCATTGGGCCGTACATCATTCTCATTGCGTCAAACTATAAGCGGGAAGAAAACCGGCAATCCTTCACGATAAAAATCAGATATGGTGTCAATACGTTCTCTGACTACGTTGGCCGTGTTGGATTCAGAGATGGACTGCCGGGGCGGATATACAAAGCAAAAATTGACGTAACAGCGCTGTTGTATGATGGCAATAAAATTAGGCCGAACAAGGAAGGTCGCTTCGTTGTGGATGATCGTATTACAGACGAGCTGCAAATCGAGAAAATTGAAGTCGGCCCCATTTCACTTGTCGCGGTATTCGACGGGAAGGAGATTGACAATACATGGATAGATACATAAACGCAACCAAACTGATCGCAAGCATTGATGATAGGAACGCTTGACGATGAAACGGCAAAGGCCATTTTGACCGCGTTTGAAACAGCCTAAAACAAACTTTGCAACTTCTCTTGCATTTTTGCTGATTATATGGTATAATTAAGCAAAATAAACAGAGGTGCTTACGCGCTGTTCCGGTGCTTTTCCTATGGGAAAGGTATCGGGACAGCGCTTTTTGATATATTTGGAGGAAAAATGAGCGAAAACGTCAGTGAACTGGAACAGCAAGAATATTATGCGCAGCTTGCAAAAAAAACCTCAGAAAGTCTTGCATATTTCTACTGCTGCGTCAAGTATGATGTTCCGTTTGCGCGCGACTGCGTGCCGCGCGATGAAGGGCGCGACAAGTGGCTTTCGTACCTCGATAACCTCCATATCAAGAAACTGGATGCCAGCAAGAGCGGCGAGCGTTACGGCTTCCTCGATGGCTTGACCGACATTACGAAAATCTTCGGTGAGGGACTGAAAGACGGCGAGTTCACAAAAGCCGTCTATGCAGAAAAGAATGCGCAGTCGGCCAAAGCTGGCACGGTGAGGCAGCGGAAGGACTGGGGAACCGACTATACCAATGAAGACTATGCGGAATTTGATCGCATTTATGAAGTCCTCGTATCAGACTTCAGTGGGGAAGATGCCGTCAGTGCAAAACAGCAGCTTATTCTTCGGAACGTTGCACGTTGGATGAAGCAGATGAACGACATGACAGCCGCTGGAAAGTTTGACGCTGCGAAGAAGCTGTCAGGCATGATTCAGGAAAACCTCGCAAGTGAAAACCTTCGAAAGAAGGATGTTCGGCCTGCCGACATTGTTCGCCTGGATGAAATTACAGACAGACTTGAAAAAGCGGGCCTGATGAAAAACGGAAAGCAGTGCAGTCCTGACGAAATGTTTGAGTATTTCTTTGGCAGAAAGCCTAGATATCCCTACACAGCAGACGCAGTAGACCAAATGATTCTCATTAACGAAAACAGAATGCGGCAAAACGACGGAATGCCGGAACTGTCTATGCTTCCTGATGAAATGAGAATCCACGACGAACTTGGAGAGTTCGCGGTAGAACCCAATGAGCAGGAAAAAGAAGCATATGACAAACTGGGACTCATAAGGATGCCCCCAGTGAAAGATGACAAGAAATAGGACGGTGATGTTGGGTGGCTAGAAGATATGGCAAGATTTGGTCACCCGGTTAGGCATCGGATGGATTCAAAAACGAGAGGTTGAGCAACGCGATTATACATCGTTTGAGTCCGAATGGTGGGCATTCCTAATTTGGGTAATCCGCTGGTATCCAGACAAGGGATGCGACCTATTTCGTGACGAATATGCGGATTACGCGAATGAGGAAATCATGCAGCGTATGATGATGCGCGCATACGCGAGAAACGCGGATGTTGCATTTACAGGAACGCGCGGCATTACAAAGACAAGCACAAAATTCAAGTATGCCATGTTAAATGGCTTGGTTTGGCCGGGAACGCAAAGCGCATATTATGGGCCTTCATACAAACAGATGGCACTTATTGGAAGCAAGCAATTCAAACAGATTGCACACGATTATCCCGCCTTGGCAAAAGGATGGCGCGTTACGGCAGAGAGTAAAGACGATTTTAAAATTGAAACAGACCTAGGAAGTGCGTTTTACATCTCTGCATTTCGTGGAGATAATATTCACGACGTAACGGCAGAAGAATTTGCGCAGGAAGAAAATCCACCATTTGATTTTACAGAGTATTCAACGATTGTTCTGCCGGCAGTCCGTTTGCGGCACAATGTAGATGGAAAACCAGACCAGAACTTCGTTTCATATAAAAACCACTCTATCACAAGTGCTGGACGGAAACAACATCCGTCGTTCCAAGTTCGATGTGACACACTTAAAGAAATGTATCGCGGAGAAAGCGCATTCGCTTACGATATGAGTTGGGAATGCGTCGTTCTGCAGCAGATGCGTCCGTATTCCTGGGCGCAGAAACTGAGATCGAAGCTGACCCCGGAGCGCTGGATGCGTGAGATGGAAAGTCGATACACCGGCGCGGATGAATATCCAATCATCTCGGATGAAAGTCTTTCTGAAAGCTGCTGCTTGCAAAGCATGGAACGTCAGCATTGCTGCAAATACCCCGGAAACAAAACAGACCCAAAAGACGTGATATACATCGTCTGCTACGACGTTTCCTATGAAGACGCAAAAAAGAACGCAAAATGCGCTGTTGGCGTTTGGAAGCTTACGAAGCAAGATGATTTCCTGAAACGGGACAGATATCTGAAGCAACTGGTGTGGCTGGACGATTGGCCCCCACCGGATAACGCTATGAAACAGGCACGAAAACTGAAAGACGTCTGGTATCGGTTTTGCTTTGATGGCGGCAACACCACCTATATTGCAATCGACGGGTGGCAGTACGGCAAGGCGGTCATTGAAGACCTTATGAAAGACCTCGGTGATGGGTTGCCACCGCTGTGTATCTTAGACCATACCGAATATGTGGCTTTGGAACAGGATGGAGCGTTGCCAATCATCTACCCGATCAAAGCCGGTGGTAGCGGCGTTACAGACCCAGATGTTGAAATGATTCGGTACGCGCAGACGCAGTTCGATAACCACAACGTACAGCTTCTTACGATGAACACTCGTGAGGGTGTGGAGGCGTACAAGCGGCTTCATAAGATCAAGGACGATGATCTGGATTATCAGATTGCACGTCCATACCAAAAGACCAGAGAACTGTCTGGACAGATTCAAAACCTGAAGGCTGTCCCGTCGGGCGCTGGATTCAGCGAGAAGCGCATTTCCCGCGCAATACAAAGAGACAGCTGGTCTGCTATAAAGTACGGCTTGCGCCTTGCTCAAAAGCTGGAAAAAGAACTCGTCTTGAGTGAAGTCCGTAAAAAGAGCGACTGGGACGGGCTTCTTTCCAAGTATAAGGCAAAGGGGAACGTAAAAAACGTTACCGGAGGAAGCACAGGCGCAAGGCTTGTGACGCAAAGACGCGGAGGAAGGATTTTTTAATGGCGGAAAATCAGGAAAAAATATATCGGCTTTATGCGCTGACCATAACGCAGGAATCTGTGGAAATCGCCATGATGGAACGGTTCAGCCGGATTGCACCGGGCTATATCCTGATTTATACGGCAGACAAGCAGCCGAAAGGCAGCATTGAGATAAACGGCGAGGACGTAAAGCGGCTGACGAAAGCCGACAGCGATTGGATTATGATCTGCGCTGCAACGCTGCTTCGGGAGCGTATGGAGCAAAACCAGACGCAATCAATGGAAAATCTGAGCCGAATGGTTGACCAACTTTCGGCAGCCCTCGCGGCGGAGCGCGAGAAGATCAAGACCGGCGGGGAGGAAATAACAGATGGCGATAGAGACGAGCGAACTCAATAAGCTACAGTATTCTTCTTTTCCGAAGATTTTTGAACGGTTCCGTAAGATGGCGGCTGAAAATCAGGGCGTTCCAATGTCCAGTATCACATCTGCGTTTGCCGGAATCAATTCTGGCCGCTATGGTCTTGCGAACCCGTACATTCAGAACCGGCGTGTAAAGCAGATTTCATCGCTGCCGGCTGATTTTACAAAAGATCAGGTCGCAGAAATGCTCACAAAGCCGTATGACAGCGAACAGCCACTTCGGCAAGTGGCGCATATTCTGGAGTATACGGCGTATCCGCTTTTCCACATTCGCAAAGTCTACCAAGAAATGCTGACGTATCACAACTATGTGATGCCGAAGCTGACGGACTCGGCCGACACCAAAAAGGACGAGTTCATGCGCGAATGGAAGCTGCTCGAAAAGCTGCGCGAGGAATTCAAACCGAAGGAAACTGCGCATCAGATCGTAGGCCAAGTTGGCATAGAAGGGAAGGTCTTCTATTATCCTCGCTACAGCGTAGACAAGAGCCATAACAAGGTGAACTACGCATTCATGCAGCAGCTTCCCAGTGACTGGACGAAAATCACCGGATACAACAATGTTTCCAAGTACACCGTGGCATTTAACATGATGTATTTCCTCCAGCCGGGCTGCGTACCGGAGCAATACGGTGATCTGTTTACGCCGTACCTTTACGATTTCAGCAGCGTCGTGCAAAAGCCCAAGGGAACTGGCACTTCGCTGATCTTCGCGCAAAAAACGCGCGTTGATATGCAGCAATTCCAGCGTATCCAAGCGCGCGGCGATATGGCCGGAACCCCAGATGTCTATTATCAGAATGGGCGCTGGTACTATTGGGTTTATCTACCAGCAGATGCAGTATTTACGTTTGAAGCTGACGATGTAAGTCGGACTGCAATTTCTCCGTTCGCAGGACTGTTCATAAACATGATTCAACTTGCTCAGATGGAGCAAATTCAGTTGGAGCTGATTCAGAACCCGTTAGTCAGCCTTCTGCATGGTGAAATCCCGTACAGAGATGACAAAGAAGCGTCCGCAGAAGACAAGTACAAACTTAGTAATGCCGGTCGGCTTCTGTTTGAAGCGATTTGGTATGATATGCTGCAGACGAACAATACAAGCGGAATCGGCCTGTATGCGGCTCCGTTTGAAAATATGAAACTGGAAAGCCTGTCGGAAGCTCCGTCGGCCATGGACATCGTTAAGCAAGGATACAGCGACACTATGAGTCAGGCCGGCATGGGCGCGATCATCCCGCTTGGAGATGATCCAAAGGCTGGAACCGCGCAGATCTCTCTTCAGATTGAAAGCAAATTTATGCAGACAGTCTACCGCGACTATGAGCGGATGATGAATGCTATCATCAAGAAACTCGGCCCTCGGTATGATTGGAAATTCGTCATGTTCGGGGATATCTCCGAAGACGAAAAGATGCTCGAACTGTGCATGAAGGGCATGGAGCACGGCATTCTGCCGGATACCATCGTATATAATGCACTGCTTGACCGATCCGTTCTGGACGATATGTGCCTGTCTGATATTGTTTACAACAGCGGAATTCTGGACAAGCGTATCCCACTTGTGACTTCGTATAACATGGCTCAAGATAAATCCAACCTGCCGCCACAGTCACCCGGTCGTCCAAAAGGTGACGGAAACGCCACAACAGACGGAAGCGAAACCATGATTGACCAGTATGGAGGTACAAATGACTGAATTTGTAAAGAAAGAAGACCTCCACATTATCAACAGGGCGCTTAATAATGGCAGTGATGTGAAGATTCAGCTCACAAAAGACGGATACCGTATCACGGAAGATACCATGAAAGTCCTGAAACGAGTGGCAATTAGTCAGGAAAAAATGGAAAAATAAAAAATTGTACCTGCGCCGAAAGAGCGGTGTAGAAGAGCCGAAGAGGGCTACCGACACAGTGAAATGTGCCGGTAGCCCTCTTTTATTTTGCAAGGAAGGAGACAACGAAATGGCTCGACTGAAAGAACGGTTTGACTTCGAAAACGGTGCGCTTGCCGCTGTGCGAGATGCTGCGAAGGATGTAACCGGCGCATATCAAGATGCTGCGCGTGGACTGGATACGCTGAAAGAATGGGTTCTGATTGAATTTGGAATGCCGAATACGGCCAATGCCATCCACAAATTGGCTCATCTTCAGCCTCAGCGATTCGATGTAGTCGGAGATCTGCTGCATCAGCGGCATATCCTGCAAATCTATCCAGCAACTGCGGAGTACGAAGGACGGCCTGACAATCTGGATGGTGTGTTTGAGTCCATCATTGACATGCTCCAGAAAGTCGAAGATGCGCTTCGCGAATGTGTCGAGATCTGCGATAAAAACGGTCTTTATCCGCTTGGACGCGGATTTGAAAACCTTCAAATGGAAAACAGCGCAAGCTACGAGAAATTCCTGTATGCGTGGCAGATGTACTCCGAACACGAGATGAGCGCGACCAGTTTTGACGGCTGGATTGAAGAACTCTTCGAGGAAGAGGGTGACTGACAATGCCGCTGACGAAAATCAAAAGACCAGTTGCAACCGGTCAACTCAAGGTGCTTCAAAAGCTGAACCCGTATGAGTTTGGCGTTGAACTGTGGTTGATGCGTGAAGGGGTCAACCAGAACCGGTGGAATTATCAGAACCTGGAGAAATACTACAAGACGTTCGTGGGACGGCCAATCCTGATTGCCTACGTCATGGGGAAAATCGGCGACGGTCACAACAGCCAGCGCAAAACTGACCCAAGAACAGGTGAACAGTATAACTCCTATACGGATGGGACGGCGGAACGCATTGTTGGAACGCTGTCAGATGATGAACGTGATTTCTCCCTCCAAAAGAGGGATGGTCAGACTTGGATTGTGGCGCGTGGAAAACTCTTCGCTTTCTATGCAAAGGAAACCGTAGATGAAATCGTGCGAACAGGGCGCATGGATGTGTCTGTGGAAACCTTGATAGACGAAAACCACATGGACGGAGATGTCGAAGTTGAGGATGTCTGGTCTGGGGTTGGCGTCACAATCTTAGGAGCGGGCGTTGCTCCGGCTATTCCGGGGGCCAACATCGCTCGACTTGCCGCATTGGATGAAGAATTTAAAACATTGAAACTCAAAGCGGCATCTTTGCAGAAGGCCCCGGATAAGAACAATGCCCCGGATAACGGGAGTCTATCACACAAAGGAGTGAAAGATTTGAAAACTTATAACAAAAGACAGCTTGCTGAACTGGCAGCGCGTTTTACGGATTATAAGGTTCTGGCGGCGGGCGAGAAGGACGGAAAAGTCTATGTTTGCCTGATGGCGAAGAATGGCGCGTACAAATACTACGTCATTGAGAACTCCGCAGAAACCATTGTACCTGAACGTTTCCAGAGCATGTCTGTCAATGCGTCCATGCAGGTGGGCGAAGACTGCATCACCATGGAGGCACAGGACTTCGTGGATATGGTCGTCGTGGAAAACACAGACCGTCTGAATGCAGCCGAAAGCAAGGTTAATTCTCTGAACAAGGAACTTGAAACTGCAAATGCGCAGCTCGAAGCCATGCGTGAGTTTGAAAACAAGCGTCGGCTGAATGCTGCCAAGGACAAGGCAAAGGCAACTCTCGCAAAGTTCAATGCGAACCGTGAACAGAAGGTTGCTGAAAGTTCCATCGACAACATTCTGACCGATATCGAAGCTGGCCTCTACACGAACAGCTGCGACAAGGACAAGAACTGGACCGGTGAGTCAGAAGTTGCAAAGGCCGTCTACGCGGTTTGCGGTGCAGCTGTCGAGAAGATGGATGCGGAAGCCGCTCAGAGAAACAGAACAGTTTACGCATGGGACAAGTTCAAGAACAACAGCGGCGAAGACGATGGATCTGTCAATGGTCTGCTTGCCAAATGGGGCGTCGAAGCTGCATCGAAGTAAGAGAGGAGTGAACAGAAATGTTTAATGCAAAAACTGCATTTGAGGCCCGCGTGACGAACAACTCCCGCAATGACCTCATCAATGTTACCGGCAGATATCAGGCGTCCAGTGCTGACGCGGACTGTGATGCCGGCCGTCTGGTCATCAGAAACGGCCAGCTTCCATGCGCCGGTTTTACCGGAGTAAAGAATGAAAATGCGTGGTACATGAACGACGCTACTTCCACCACTACAGCTGGTGATGTGGTATATGCCGCGAATACCTACGAAATCCAGCTTCTTCAGGGTAAGCATGGCAATATGTATGCCGTTGGCACGGAAACACTCGGCCTTGGCATTCCCGCCGGCCGCGATGGTACGTTTACCAAGATCGTCTTCGACGGCGACCATGCGTACCGCTTCGGCATTGGCAACGTCAATGCCGCACTGAGCACCAATCAATTCTTCACCATTGATGCAGGCCAGTTGAAGCCCGCAGCTTCCGCCCCGACCGGCAATGGTGCGCTGTACTTCAAACTGCTTGGAACTGGCAACTTCACCGAAGGAACCACTTCCAGCTTCGAGTACGTTGACGTGCAGGCCTTCACGGTCTACGCATAAGGAAGGAGTGAATATCAATGCCGAGAATCAATCTTAACAGCGTTTCTGCTGATGTTTTCCGCGTGAATGCTTCCGCTGGAGAAGCCCAGCGTGCGGATATCGTCTCCAAGGGCCGTGTCCTCTTCTATGAGCACGCTCTTACGGGCAAGGAAGCGATGCTGGCCGTCAACGGTCTTCAGTCCACTGGCATTTCCCATATGCTGTCCGCGAACGGCTACAAGGAACTGAACGAAAAGTTCCAGCGTGAGCAGCTTCTGTATGCGGCAAAGATTTGCTGCGCACAGACGGGCGAAACTGCTCCTACAGACTTTGAGTCCTTCAAGAGAAACGGTCAGCGTTTCTATGGCAACCCTGCTTTCTACCGTGTCCTTCAGGGCATTTGGCAGGAAGTTGTTTATCCGATTCTTCCCAATGTATTCTCAGAAGCCGTCGATTTCTTTGCAGAAACCGTTCAGGTCGGCTTTGGCGAGACTCATACAATCTCCATCGGATCGAACGACATTCCCATTTTCCAGGATTCTTCTTGGGGTGCATCCAGAAGCGTTCCTCGCAACCGCTTCTACAGCAAGGATTACACGCTGAATCCGCAGCCGAAGACCGCTCAGATCACTGCGAAGTGGCATCAGCTTGTCGGTAACAACACCGACTTCGGCGCGTTCTTTGCAAACCTTGTCGCTGGTATGTATGCGAAGGTTATGGGCATGTGGAATCAGTCCATGACTCTGGCTGCGGCCGACACTACGCTTATCCCCACGAACCTGAACCAGACGTTCACCAACCAGAACTGGATTTCTCTGGCGAACAAGCTGTCTACCATCAACAACGTCGGTCTTCGCACCATCATCGCTACTGGTTCTCCGGTTGCTCTGAGCAAGGTTCTGCCGACGCAGGCTACCGGCTCCACCAACGTCAATATGGACGCCGCTCTTGCGATGCTCCTCGGCACTCAGTACAACAGCACCGGTATGCTGGGTGAGTTCCTTGGCGTTCGCCTGATGCCGCTCCGTGACGCTGCGAGCCCGCTGAAGCTGAACACCGAGCCGACTACCATCCTGTCTGCAAACGACATTTGGATGCTGTCTGCTGCCGGCCGTAAGCCTTTGACCATTGCTTACAACGCCGAAACGCCCATTACCATCGAAATCGACCCGACTCGCACGGCCGACTTCGAAATGGGCATCAACCTCACGACCGCTCTTGATTCGGTTGCAACGTTCTCCAGCAAGGTGGGCCATGTAACGGTCTAATCTCTTCTTCGCGGGGCGGGTTTTACCTCCAGCCCGTCCCGCACCATATGGCTCTGCATGGTGCTGCAAGATACGGTTCGAGTCCGGACGGAGCCAACATTCGTGGAGGAAAATAGCCATTAAATCTGGAAGGAGTGTGCGACATGGCTGAAAACAAGAACACTGGAAAGAAACCAGGAAGACCGAAGAAAACGCCTGTGGCGGAGGAAGTCAAGGAAGAAGATGTTTTCTTTGATGTTCCGGAAGAAGATCAGACCTCGAATACTGCTGAAAAGGCAGAAACGGGAAAAGAAAATATCCTGTCTGTCAATGCAGATGATGTGACCGGAATCCGATACGACGGAAGCGAAGTTCCGCTGACGGAAGTTGCGCCTGAATTGGCGGGTGAAACCGTTGAAGTTCACACGGAAACAAGCAATCAGGCAGAACCGACGTTTACAATGGCAGACGTGCAGAAGATGGTAGCCGATGCGGTTGCCAAGGCGGTTGCAAATGTACAGCCACAGACGCCTGTGACTCCGCAGATTATTCAGGTAGCAAATGACTCCGAAATGGTGCATTTCCTCTGGGAAGCTCCTGTTGCAGACGATAACGTCGTGTTCTTCGGAGAAGGCGGCATATTCGGTCAGATCGTAGGCAAGAGTGGGAGTTTCTATGTGCCGCACCGTGATCTCTCCCGCGTTCTGACGGACGTGAACCGTGTCTTTATGGCGCGCAGATGGCTGATCGTTGTGTCCGGACTGAGTGACGATGAGCGCGAGGCACTTGGCGTCAACTATAAGGATGGCGAAATCCTTGACAAGAGAGTGTTCGCAAGAATGGCGGAATACAGCGATGAAATGCTGTCGCTTTACCCGAAACTTTGCGAAGGACACAAGAAAATGGTCGCGCAGACCTACGCGGAAGAATATGCGCTTGGCAATCCAAACATCACGCGAGAAATCGTCGTAAAATTGAACGAAATGAGTAAAACCCCGAAAAACCAAAGGGGTGACTTCATCTCAATTATCGAAGAAATGAACGCGCGGGACGCGCAGTAAACATTGCGCCGCATGCGGGCGCAGGAAAGAGGTATTGAAACATGAGTAGTCCTGTCTATAGTGAGTTTTCCTTTGCGCCTGCGTCCGCATACGCGGCAAGCAAGAACGTTCTGCCGACGATTCGGACGGCAGTTGAAACCAACTTCAGCAACCATCTTTGGAATGGTTCGGAAGCGGAAATCCTCGGCGTCGAGATGGCAGCTGCCGCATCTTTCACGGTGAAACTGAATCGAGAGACACAGCTGACGGCAAAGCCGGAAGGCGATGTATTCACCGTCCGGTATTATGGTCCGATTGAATATATCGTATTCAGTGCAGCTACAACACTTACCTATATGCACGTCAGATGGGCGTCGCAGAACAGGGTGCATGGAGTTGTTACGCTTACCGCTGTCACTGGCGCAAAAGTATCCCGTGGCGGCTATACAGTTCCAGAAGTCGATGCTGGAAAGTATGAGCTGCAAGTCGGCGGCTATATCGTTACGGCAAACGGAGTAAACAGTGGATTCTTCTATAATCTCGAAAATGCAGTTACGGTCAAGACCAGCATTGAGAGCGCAACTGTTGTGGTGAGCGCGGCGCTTACCTATACGGGAAGCGAACAAACCAAAACGGTTACAAGCGTGACGCTCGGTGGAACAGAGCTTACGACTGACACGGACTACATTGTATCAGACAACAAAGGTACGAACGCCGGAGCATATTCCCTCCGAATTGACGGAATCGGAAACTATAAGGGAACCATCATTGTTCCGTGGACGATTGCAAAGGCCAGTGCTGGATTGAGCGTCAGTCCGGAAGCAATCGAAATGTCCGCTGGTGCAACCGAAACATTCACGATTACGACTGCATCAAATAGTCAGTTTACCATCGAAAACAGCAACCCTTCTGCGGTAGCAATCAGCCCAGTTGTGAACAACACCACCGTCACCATAGAGGGACTGAATGCAGGAAATGCGGTTCTGTCTATCGTGCAGGAAGAAAACGACAACTATCTGGCAGGACAGGCACAATGCACTGTTGCTGTCAAGGCGTAATATAGGAAAGGCGGCGGTCGAACCATGGACAGCAAGGAAAGAATTGAGGCTCTATGCGGCATCATCGAATCTCTTTTGCTTCTGATTGAGGATGAGGCTGCCGCCGATTGTATCCGGGAGGAATACCAAAACACCATGAACGATTCTTCCTACGAAAAGGAGGAATGGGACTAATGGGAACCTCTTGGAGCGATATCATTACAAATCACGCCATGGTTATCATCGGCGATGACCGAATGACAGATGACCTGAGAACAGACGCAGCACTGTTTTTCCGACGCATGAGCGCATGGGTGAAAATGGCAATCCCTATGCTGAAAAGCCCGCCTGAACTGCTTGTGTTCCTGACAGAAGGACTTGAAGAACCCCAATATTCCGATTTCGATTGGACAAGCGAACAGACCAGTACAACGCAGGAAACAACGATTCAGACAGGAAAAGTTGGATATGAACTTTGTAGCTGCGTAAGTGTGCAGTACGCACGAAATGGAGACGCTTCGCTCGTCCCATACACGGATTTTACCTACGACTCCGAAACGGGAAATGTAACATTTCCACAGCAGGACAACGCAGGTATCGAATATCGTTTGGACTTCTATACAGACGGCCACTTTTATCACGAACTTACGCTCAAACAGAAACGTCTATTGGGATTGGCCGTCGCGGTGACATGGGATAACCGATTTAACCGTGAATGGCTGAACATCCAACCGAAAATAAAGGATAAGAGTTTTAATACACCGAACGAAAACACCACCATGAAGGAATCAACGGCTCGGTACAAGGAAAACTTACAATTATTCTATGGTGAACTGCGTGGGTATGAGCAAGAATGCGCGTATATGCGTCAGGTAAATCCCATGCGGCGCGTGTTCACACTGCTCTAAGAAACATCGGAAGGGGGGCTGGACATCATGCCGCTATCAGACAATATCAAGAACGGATTGATTGCTTCCGGCCACCTGAAAACAGCAGTCAGGAACACCCCATCGCAATATAGAGGCCGACAGAAGCAGTATTTCGGAGACCCAAGCGCAGAGTTTGTGCATCAATATGCGAAGTATGCTTCTGACTTTATCGAGGCGCGTGTGCAGGGATTGAACCCAGATGCGTTTTATGAGTGGGAAACTACATCCATTCGTATGGCGGACATAGCACCAAAAACGGCATCGACGCTCCGTAAGCAGGATGATTACAAGGACGTTATATTTGCCGATGAAAGCATTGAGTATGTGCCGGAAGGGACAAAAATCGATGCAATGGGAAGCATTTGGCTTGTCACAAACCCGCAGAACATTTCCAACGCAACTGGAAACGGAGTTGCACAACGCTGTCGGTCAACGTGGAACCATCTGGACTGGTACGGAAATCTCCTGAAAGAACCGATATGTGTCGAAAAGGCAATCCTGACAGCAAACGAAAGCGATATGCAAGAATATGCCCTTATTACAAAGGGCTATGTTAATATCATATGCCAGCGAAACGAAGAAACAAAAAAGCTTAACACAAACAGCAGAATCATTCTTGGGTCAGCTGCATACCACATCACCGGCTTCGGCGATTACGCACAGGAATTTACTGGAGATTATGATTCAGTCCGGTTGCTTGAATTCACGGCTAGATATGAACCGCCGAACGAAGAAATTGACGATATGGAAAACCATGTGGCAGGCGGAAAGACGTTTTCATGGGAAATTCGGGTGAAGGGAAACCCCATCATAAAAAGTGGCGCTACAGGGCAGCTAGAGGCTGTCAGCATCAGAATGGGGAAGGACGCAGACCATAACTATGATCATCCAGTCAGCTACATTTGGGAAAGCAGCGACACAAATGTAGCTGACGTTGGTATGGATGGAAGCGTTTTCGGCGTAACTGAGGGGACTTGCACAGTGACCTGTACGCTAGAGCAGAATCGAAGCATCAGAGAGGAATACGAAATAACCGTTGTCCCTGCGGAAAGTGGAAACGAGGTCGCATTCCTTGGAAATATCCCAGACAAGATTCGCCCGTATGAGTCCGTTACGCTGGAGGCAGCGTACTTCGAAAACGGCGAAGAACGGCTGGACAAAATAACGTTCTCTTATTCCGGCGCAGATACGATGTCTTACACTGCAGCGGAAGCAGGGAACAGCACACAGATTACTTGCTGGTCCGCAAGTGATGCACCGTTGAAGGTGACGGCGACATTTGGAGAATACACAGCAAGCGTGGAAATCGGTTTGGAGGGCATCTGATATGGCAATTTCGATTATGCAGGGTGACAGCTACTCCATGCCGTTTGTCCTGCGAATGTTGGACGGCACGCTCATCACGGAGGACATGGTGGAAATCGTTGTCCTAAACCTCGGAAAGCTGTCCAGACAGTATCCGGGCGATGTAACGTACAAGAGTGGGAAATGGCTTTTCCCAGTAGAGCAGGAGCAATCCTTCGCCATGAGCGGGAATGTGGAACCGCAGGCGAGAATTCAATTCAAAGGCGGAAATATCTTCGGCGGCATCGGACGTCAAATCCGAATCCTGACAGCTTCGAACCGTGGCATTCTGATCGATGCGGATTCATCGGGCGGCACAGTCACGGATGATATTCCGGTTGAAATCGGCGCGGTAAATGGAAACATTAGTGTAACGGTAATGGCGGCGGGCGTAAATACCGCATTGGGCGCAGTCCGATACGATGTAGAACAAAACCTTACACCAGAAGAACAGCAGCGCGCACGCGCGAATATCGGCGTTGGAGCAGGTGATGACCTCCACTTCGCATTCACACAAAATGTAGCGTCCGATTTATGGATGATACAGCATAATCTCGGCAAATACCCATCTGTATCAGTTGCAGATAGCGCGGGTACAGAAGTTGTGGGGGATGTGCAGTATATTGACAAGAACAAATTGTCCGTTGCGTTTACTGCTCCATTCTCCGGAAAAGCATATCTCAACTGACCTGAACATGGAAAGAGAGGAAACTTACAATGAGTAGAAGCGTTCTTACAAACCTTGACCTCAACAAAAACGAAATTCAGAATGCGGTGCTTCAGCCGCTGGCTACGGCCCCTGCGAACCCAAAGTTTGGGCAGGTCTATACCAACTCAAACGATAAGATTATTTATCAGTACGACGGCGAAAAGTGGAAGCCGGTAGGCGTTGTTTATAGTCAAGCGGGAAGTACCGAAGCAGTAATTGTTGGACTCGGAACGGATGGAACTGTCACAACAAAGAAAGTCGTAGAACTTACGCTGAACGACTATCAGCCGGTCGATGGTGGCTATATTGCCGATGGTGATACGCTTCAGAAAGCATTTGCTGCGCTCGATACTGCTGTTAAGAATGCAGTAGCCGGAGGCGGTGAAGTCAACCAGAACGCGTTCTCCAACATCACAATTCCGAAGCAGAGTACGAATGACACCACCGAAGTAGCAGGCCAGAATGCAGCGGCAACGGTTTCCGCGACCAGCAAGACCGATACATTCTCTCTTGCGTCTGGTGATAAGTGGATTCATGTCAACGCAGACGGCACAACCAAGATTATCACGCTCGGACATGTGTTTTCCGGTGTAGCTGCTGGTCAGTATGGCGATGCGACACACACGGTTTCTCTTACAATCGATAAGGCCGGGCACATCACGGCGGCGGAAGTCGTTGAAATCGTCGGCGCACAGTACATTACCGGCCTTACATCCGATGCGCAGGCACAGATTAATGCCAAGATTCCCGCATCTGAGAAGGGGCAGCCGAACGGCGTTGCAACCCTCGGCGCAGACGGTCTTGTTCCGTCTGGCCAGCTGCCCAGCTATGTCGATGATGTCGTTGAGGCGTATATCGTTGGCACCACGCCGAGAGCGGCTGATTGGCTTTCTGCTACTGAGGGGGGCGCTCCGCTGACTCCGGAAACGGGCAAGATTTACATTGTCATGACGGAGGGCAGCTACCAGAACAAGCAGTACCGCTGGGGCGGTACGGTCTATGTCCTTTGCAATCCGTCTGACGTGAACTCTGTAAACGGAAAAACCGGCGTTGTTGTGCTGACACAGGACGATATCGGCGAGGGCGAAACCTATACGCAGTTCAGCAAAGTGGACAAGACAAAGCTGGGCACCGTTGCCGAGGGTGCAACCAAGAATACCATTACACAGAACGGTGCAGAAACGCCGAACCCAACATTCTATGCTCCCACGACTGGTGGCGAGGCAGGTCAGGTTCTGACTTCCAACGGAGAAGGACAGGCTCCAACGTGGCAGGCCGCTCCTGAAAATCTGCACAAGTATTCGATTACAAATCCGGTGCTTTCCGCAACCGGCGGCGCATTCACTTGGCAGATCGCCGCACAGACAAATGGCCCGCAGACTCCGATGCTGGTGCAGGTATACGAAACGGCTACAAATGCAATGGTTTTGACTGATGTAGTAATTGGCACTGATAACAGCATTACGATCACCATCAACCAGACTGACGCAAGCGTGACTTCTCTGAACGCCGGAGCGTACCGTGCCGTTGCAATCGGATGATGAACGCAACGCCTCCCGCGTGAAATACCGTGGGAGGCCATGTTGGAGGAACGTCATGAAGAATTTAGGAAGATATAGCGAGGATTTATCCATTCCTCGTAAAAAAGACGTTGAAGAGAAATATACAATGCCAACGGGTGGAATCCCAAAATCAGATTTGTCCAGTAGCGTCCAGTCGAGTTTAGAAAAGGCAGAAACGGCATTGCAGACCGCCCCCGTCACCAGTGTCAACGGCAAGACCGGCGTGGTGACGCTCGGAAAATCCGACGTCGGGCTTGGGAACGTAGACAATGTGCGGCAATACAGCGCTACTAATCCGCCTCCTTATCCCGTGACAAGCGTTAACGGACAAACAGGCGTTGTTACTTTAACCGCAAGCGAGCTTGGAGCTGCAACAACTAGTGATATCCATACAGCACTTAATCGTACTAATGCAGTCAATGTTGCGAATAGCAATTACACGACCTACATGGCCCGTGGCGAAGCGCTGTTTGCGGCAGAAACCACGCCGATTGTCAACGGCCAAATCGCGTGGCAGTATGAATGAGGCTTGCGAGTATGGGTCATAGAACACTGATTAACGGCACGGCCTACACGGTTAAAAGCGGCATCGCAAAGATTGATGGAACTGGTTACAGGCTTTACGGTGGAAGAACGATGGTTGGCGGAACGTCATACAATATCAAATTAAGCAACCCAGTGCAAGTTACCGTGACGACAAAAAATGCGAGTGCAAATAACTGGGGCCATGTGCTTATAGAAGGGAAAAAAAGAACCGAAGGGACGTTTGAACTTGAGAAAGGAACATCCATTACGCTAGTGGCGGCAGGGTCTTCCAATTCTGTTGCAAGAATATTCATAGACGGCGACCCTGTGGCTGAAAAGGCGTTTGGCACGAATGGCGAGGTTAACCACGAGTATCTGTTGATGGGAAACTGCAATATTGTTATAGACAGATCCAGCAGCTTAGAATATGGGAGCAAGGCGGATGTAACCCTCAAAACATTATGACGGAGGTATATATGATCTATTTTAAGGCAAATGGCACAGAACACCCGGCAATTATCGACGGAAAGCTCGTTGATCGGGACTGGGGCGGGCGTGAGAGCAAGGCCGTCACGCTAGAAACGACGTATGCAGCTGCCGTGCAGCTGTTTGTGAACGGACTGAGCTGGTCGATCGTTCAGCGTGACACAGTTCCAGTTTACGATAAAGATGGAAATCCAACAGGAGAAACAAAGGAACAAGTTCAGGAATGGGACAATTCAGATTATAATGTAGCGGGTTCTATTACGGACAATAGGAATGGCACATACACTTGTAAAATGGGTAAAAAGACTCAACTCGAAACAGAGCAAGAGCTAAGGAAAGATGCGGAAACCGCCGCTAAGATTCTATTAGGAGAAGAAGAATGACATATACAGAAAGAGCTAGAGCATTACGTCCGTATATTGAAAAAGCAGCTATTAGTCTAACTGACGAGGACGCACTACAGGCAGTAGAGCTATTCCCACAGTGGGTAGTAGGGCATACTTATGTGGTAGATGAGCGGCTACAATATAATGGCGTATTATATCGCGTGGTTCAGGCGCATACCTCACAGGCAGACTGGACACCTGATATTACACCGGCGCTGTTCGTAGTCGTTTCACTGGATGAATGGCCTGAATTTGTGCAACCTACTGGTGCGCATGATGCTTACAAAAAGGGTGACAAGGTGACGTTCAATGGAAAGCATTACATTAGCTTGATTGACGCGAATGTATATTCACCAGCGGCATATCCGGCTGGTTGGCAGGAACAGGTATAATGTCAAGAATAAACAGGATGGAAGCGATATATGAGCTTTTTAACAGCAGATGGCGGGCTACTTATGCGTGACGGAAAATTGCCGTAAACGGCTAAAGGAGCAATAGCATGGAAAAAACGTGCGAATATGCCTACCGCAAAAACGGCGATGTCAGTCTGCATTGCCGGTATCTGACGGAGAAAAAGGAGCGGCACGACTGGTGTGCACATCAGTATCTGTGTGGCAGAACAAAAAAGTGGGAAGTTTCTACCGAATCTTCCCACTGTAAAATCAAAACCTAGCGTACACTCACTGAAACCATACGATCTGGAAGGAGTTGTGAAAAGTATGGACAGAATTCAAATCACGAAGGAAAAGCTCATGCAGATGCCGGACTATGTGCCGCTGCGCGAGAAAATGCAGTTCATTAAGGAAGCGGCAGACTTGTGTTTCGACCGCATAGAACTGAAAATCGATAAGGGGCTGGACAGCGTTCCCATGCCTCCCATGTACAAGGAAAACACGGCGATCAAGAGCCGTGTCCTTATGGCGGCATATGCAAAGCTCTATTTTGGTGAACCATATGAGTTTGAAAAAAATCAGTGGCTTATGACAGAACCAGAATATGACCGATTCGCATCGAGCCATATTATGAACCAAATGGAACGTCTGAAACGCTGCGACGGCGAAGTCAGGGACAAGGCGTTTGACGCGATTTCGGATATGCGTGACCTTGAAAAGCGTCTGAACACCGAAATCTACGGACTGACGCAGGTTATGAATGAACCAGTCACGCGCATCATCATGGCCTTGCAGCAACAGACCACACCAGAGGCGGTCAGCGGCGCACTGAACGAGCTAAAAGACGCACAGAAGGCATTCGCCGACTACATGGCAACGAGGCAGAAACAGCAGGAGGAAGCCTGATATGGCGGTATCGGTCAATTCGGACTCTTATCCCTATGAAAGAATTCAGCCGGGTTTCAACAGGCTTCGCGGCACTGAAGAAATCCCAATTAAGATACTGAAATATCTGATGGACTTGCCTTTGCCCGGTTACATGCCAAAGGATGACAACGACCACGCCCGTGTCCGGCTGATGAAATATCTCTGGTACGATGGTGCGAATCCGCTTGCAAACCCGCTTCCAACTCCGCAAGAAAAACTTTCCATGCTTTTTGACGGAGATAATCCAGTTCTGAACACAGCGGAAGACAAGCAACGGCACCCGAAGGGATACCGCATATACCCACAAAGAGTTTGGGGGCAGAGCGATACAGAAGCGGACACGATACTGAAACTCTATATGGGAAGAACCATTGCAAAAGACAATTTCCATACGGTTCTCGGTTTGCAGTTTGAAATCCTTGTAAATGTCAACATGGAGAACACCACGCGGACAGACGCATATTCCAGAGCCTACAGTATCGAGCAGTGCATCATCGAAGCACTTCACGGAGTAAACATCACCGGAATCGGCGTCATTGACTTCGACCGGTACACACACACCGACAATGGAAGCAAGAGTATATTCGACTACGGAAATCATATTGGCCGCATGCCGCACATGAGCGTGGAGTGGTGTGACTCCGAAATGGATATACCTGAATAGAAAAATATTTGACCCGCGCCGAAAGAGCGGCGCGGAAGAGCCGAAGAGGGCTATCGACACATTGGATTGTGCCGGTAGCCCTCTTTTTTTGCTTAACACGGCAATCAGAAAGGCGAGGAAATAAAAAATGCAAGACCTTTCTCTTGAAATGGCAAAAGCTGTTCGGCGGTTTGAACCTATCGAAACCGAAGGCTTGACCCTATATCCAATCCAAGTCAAGGACATTGATGAATTCACAACAGCACGACCCGCAATCGAGTTTATGCAGCAGAGTCTCCCTGTGGCAATGCTGTCAAAGCCTCTTTTGCAGTCGTACTACACATTGGAACTTGACGCGGCAAAAACCGGACAGCCCGGAAGCGGGCTTTTCTACAAGTGCATTCTGTTTCTTTTACTCGCAATGCGAGTAGGAAACGGCCTACCAGCCGAAAAACGGATAGAACTTGTAGACCTTGAGTTGCAAGCAAATGACCCAACACGGCTGAAAAGTGTGCTTATTTTTGTGAATGGGGAAGTGAAAAGGATTACCCCCATGCAGTTTCAGCGTCTGCGACCAATTTTAGCGGCTCAGAACGGCATTGAACTTGTTTCAGAGAACGCTAACCCTGAGTTGGTTCAGGCAGAACGCGACCTTGCAGAAATGAACGCACCGAAGCTGCAATACCGCGTAGAGACGCTGAAAGCAACAATCGCTACTTTTTCGGGGGCCGACGAAGCGGACATGGAAGAATGGCCAATCTTAAAGCTTCTGCTGCGGCGAGATGCGGTTCAACGACTCGTTGGGTACATCACCTGTAGCTTTGCAGAGGCGCAGGGCGGAAAGTGGAAGCATGGAAACCCGTTCCCAAGTCCTCTGTATGACCGTGAAATCGACTACTGCGGCGGACTCATTGATATGTCAACGTTCGCCGGCGGCGCTGGTATGCGGGCTGTCCAAAATGCAGGAAACCAGACCACATAACACACACAAACATCTTTTTGAAACACACACAAAGGAGTGACAAAAGAATGATTCGATTTACTGACTCCCGCCTTTATGCAAAGGGCATCGGCGAAGCGATCTGCACCGACAAGACGACCGGTCAGATTCTCTACTTCTCCAACAAGTTCCAGACTGGCAATGTCACGCCGAGCGTCACCATTGGTGAAATCCGCGCCGGCCTCGGAAACGCTATTGCTACCACGCTCCCGTCCGACGCTTCTGTCAACGTCGAATTTACGGCTGCCGACTTCAACCTGTGGGCAAAGGCCGCTCAGATGGGTGCGATGCTCCGTCACAACGCTCCGGTCATGGTTTGCCAGACCGTTACTGCGAACGGCACGGCGCTTTCCATCGACATCACCGAGGGTACGCCTGTCGCACAGAAGGGCTTCTCCAAGATCTTCTGCTATGTACAAGAGGTCAATGCTGCTTCTCCGATTGCGACCGGCGGCGTTTCTTACGACCTGAACCCGACTACCGGCGCAGTCACTGGATTTACCGCGACGTCCGGCAAGACCTACAAGGTCTTCTACTTCGTCAACAAGGCCACTGCACAGATCGCGACCATCACCACGGCAATGGACCCGAAGGTCGTTCATTTCATCGCGACCGTTGCGGTCTTCTCCACTGCTTCCGGCTCCGCACAGAACGAGGGCACTCGCGTCGGCACGCTCTACATCATCATTCCGTCCCTGAAGTTTGGTGCGAACGGCGGTGTTACCGGCGATCAGACCAGCAACGATACCACGTCCCTGTCTGGTCAGGCAATCGCGTATGACCCCGATGTTATCACCGATGGCTGCGACGAATGCACGGGTGCAGGCAGCGACCTTGCGTACTACATCTACCAGCCGTGCGGCTCCGGTGTTGAGGAAATCGAGGGTATCGTTGCCAGCATCGGCGGCATTTCCCTCAAGGCATCCAGCAACTATCAGATGCAGCCGCGCATTGCCATGAAGAACGGCGAACTGGTCAAGGGTGACGCTGCTACCTTCACCTACACCGCGACCGGCGCACCATCCGGCACGACTGTCGGCGAGAAGACCGGCCTGATTACCGCAGGCACGACCGCTGGTGATTTCACCATTGAGGTCAGCTACGCAGCTGGTGAATCCACTTTCAAGGACACCTGCGAAGTTGAAGTTACTTCGACCTAAAAAAACTGCGTCCCGGAGGGGAGAAATCCTCTCCGGGAAATGCGCGAGTCCATCATTTAGAACATGGCGGATTGGCGCATTTTTCACATTCAGGAGGCAGATATGTCGATTGAAAGTTTTGTGAACAGGTTCAACGCGGCACTCGATGAGTCCATCCGCAAGGCGATGGAAGGGCCTGTAACAGATAGCGTAAAGGCCGCAATCGTCGAGGCTGTGCAGACGGAAGTCTACGACGCTTATGAGCGAGGCGACTACATGCCGTATGTGCGTCGTGACGAGGTTGGAAAACCGGGCGGTCTCCAAGATTGGAGCGTTATGGAGTCGAAATACGACCCATCGACTATGACGTTGGAGGTTCAGGACAAGAGCCGGGATGATGATACTGGGCGATTGATCGCGCCGGTCGTGGAAAGTGGCAAGGGATATCAATGGAGGAAGTCGGAGATTTACAAATCAAAGCAGGCGCGTCCTTTCCATGAAGAAGCCCAACGCATTGTGATGCGCGAAAACTTAATGTCTGACGCGCTCCGATATCAGCTTAAAGAAGATGGATTTGACCCGAAGTAACAGGAGGAAGATACAATGGCAGATTTTGAAAAGGTTCAACTTCAAGTAGAAGTCGTTCGGACGCAGCTTGATTCGCTGATTAAGGACGTAAATAACTTGAAGGCTCAGAAACTGAATTTCACCGTTGATTCCTCTGGGCTTGAAGCAATTAACCGTTTTAATAGCTCCGTGCAGGCCATCACGCAAAATGTTGATGGGCTGAGTGGAAAATTCACGCGTATATGGGCAGGCGCGGCGGACGGCGCACCGACCCGAACGATTGAAACCGTCAACGAGGGGCTTGGCCGGACTACTGAGATTATTCGGACTCTGGACGAAGAAACGCAGCAATACACGACGGTTCAGACGAAAGCTACCACCAATTACGATGAGATGGCGAAAGCGGCGCAAAAATCCGCTGAAAAGGCCGAAAAGGCCGCGAAGGAGCAGGCAAAAGAAACCGAAAACGCTGCATCCAAGGTTGATACACTTCGCAAAGGCTTTGCCGACCTCGGTCTGCAGATGAAATCCGCAGCAGAGAAATATCCAACCGGTACATTCTCTGAAATAGAATCCGACGCAAAACAGGCGAGTGCTGCACTCGAAAACCTGTATAGCAGCTGGAAAAGCGGTGCTATCAGCGATAAGGAATTTGTCGCTGGTGTAAAGGACGCTTCTGGTTCGCTGAAAAACCTTCGTGCAAACTACGCGCAGACCCGCAACGAAACGGATAAGCTCACAAACTCCACCAATGTCCTTGGTGACACGTTCAGCCACATTGTCGGTAAAATCACCGTCTGGCAGGTCGTAAATGCGGCTGTTGCAAAGGTAAAGCGGTCGTTTACTGAAGCTATCGATACGATGAAACAGGTCGATACGGAAATGACGGCTATCCAGAAGGTTACTGGCAATACTTCCGCCGAAATGGAGAAACTGGGCAATACAGCGTATGAGGCTGCATCCAAATACGGCGTTGCGGTCACAGACTATCTGGAATCCGTCGGAACGTTTGCCAAAGCCGGCTATAAGGATATGTCGGAAGACATGGCCGAGCTTGCGACGAAGACACAGCTTGTTGGCGATGTGACTTCCAGTATTGCGAACCAATTCATCCTTTCCGCTGATGCTGCTTTCAAATTTGAAGGCAATGTTACTGCCCTCAATACCGTTCTCGACAAGGCTAATGAGATCGAAAACAACTATGCCACTTCCATTCAGAAGATGGCAGAAGGATTTCCGATTGTTGCGAACGTTGCATCGATGGCGAATATGTCCATTGATGAATTGATGGCGGCACTCGGTACAATTACTGCGGTCACGCAGGAATCCGGTACGAAGGCAGCTACCGCTCTCCGCGCACTGATTCTGAATATCATCGGAGATACCGAAACGGAAATCGAAGACGGCGTTGCGTGGACGAAGGAAGAAATCGAAAGTCTAAACGACGCACTCTGGATTTACGCAGAAGACGCGATGAAAGCCGCGCAGGCATCTGGCAAAATCGTTGACCCAATGAAAGCCATTGCGGCTCTTTCTCAAGCATATAAGGACGGCCTTCTTTCCCAAGCAGAATTGGCTGAATTGGAATCCAAACTTGGCGGCAAACTCCGTACAAACCAGCTTGACGCGCTCATCAAGAACTATGATATGTACGCCGCAATGCTGGACAAGGTAGCGAACTCCGCCGGCAGTGCCGACAAGGAAGTCGACATTATGCTGACGAGCTGGGATGCCAAGGCAAAAATCCTCAATAACACATGGACGAAGTTCATCGCCGATACGGTTGATTCCAACTGGGCGAAGGGCTTCCTCGATACACTCACTTGGCTGATTGACGGTTTCGGGAATCTTGGAAACGCAATCCTTATTGTTGCCGGTATCTTGGCAACGATAAAGATGCCGTCAATCATCTCAACGTTCTCAAAGTTCGGAGCAGGAATTTCAGCTCTGGCTCAAAAATTCGTACTGCTTACTACCAACACGACGGCCTATAAACTGGTTACTGATGCCACTGTTACATCTGTAAGTGCGATGCAGGCAGCAATGGGCGCTCTGACAGCGGTTATTGCAATCGTCACTGTGGCCTATAACAAAATCAAAGCTGCACAGGAAGAAACACGACAGGCAGCTATCGACGCAGGCGAAGCCTCAACGACAGAAGCAAAAGAAATCGTATCTTTATATCAGAATTATGAAGACCTCCGAAAAGCGGTTGAAGATGGAACGGGTTCAAAGACCGAGTTCATCGATGCATCTGATAGACTGATTGACAAACTCGGAATCGAAAAGAGCAGCGTATACGATCTCAAGAAGGAACTTGGAGGGTTAAGCGGGGCATATAAAGAAGCTACGGCGGCAAAAATCGAGAGCGCGCTGTATGACGCGAAATCCGCAACAGCTGCAGCCGAAGAAGGTCTTAGAACTGCAGCCGAAAAAGCATGGGGTTCAATGTTTGCAGATGCTGCGAACTTAAAAGACCCATCCTCTATTCTTGCTGACTACCAAGGTTGGATTGATGAGCGAAATAAGATGATTGACGAGGGTGATACATCATCTAGCGCGTACAAGGAAGCCGAAAGAGTAATTTCAGCATATAAGCAAGCCGTTGAAGAATACAACAAAGCTGTTGAAGATCAAACTTACTTGGAAGGTGCGCACAAGGCCGCACTAGACGGAACCCTTGATAGCTACCTAAAATCCGAGGAAACTGTCAACGACTACACAGATGCGCTGAACAATGCGGCAGACACTGAAAAGACAACAGTCGAAACGCTCCAAGAATACGCAAAGACGCTGAAGCAGCAGGAAAGTGACCTGACAACTGCGTCTCAGGCTCTCGCCGAGTATCAACAAAATGGCCGAGTCTCTGCATCTACAATGAAGTCGCTGATTTCCATGAGCGATCAATATGTAAATGCGCTGACAGACGAAAACGGCAAACTCGATGTATCAGAGAAAAAACTGCGTGACCTCGTAGAAGCAATTTTAGACGATGTTGACGCGACGAATAACCTCATCGGTGTCACGAAGAAGTCCAGTGGAGCAATGGGGAGTTTCGTCACTGGCCTGAAAAATGCGGCAAAGCAGTCCGGTGTGACGGACGATGCTATAGACGGTGTTGTTGCACAGATGATTATCTTCAACAACACTGCGCTGTCTGTATCTGACAAAATAGCGGCGCTTCAAACACTCGCATTGCAGGCGGGAGTTACGCAATCCGCGATTGCAGGCATTAGCCTGAACAACATCGGCCGGGATGCCGGTATGACTGCCGAGGAAGCCCAGACAAAATACGGTATGTCTGCGGCAGAAGCGCAGCGATACGTCAAGAGTCAGGCGGAAAAAGCCAGAAACAACGATCAAGCACTGATTGACTATTGGAACTCGCTTGCGTCGAAAATCCCGGAAACAAAGACTTCTTCCGGTGGTGGCGGCAGCTCCTCCGATGCAAACCTTGAAGCGCATAAGCAAAAGGTTGAGCTTCTGAAATCCGAGCTGACTTTGCTGGAAAAGCAGAATGCCAGTGAGGACACGCAGAAGGACAAAATGCGGCAGATCCAGCAGGCGCTCCATGCGCAGGCGCAGTATCTGCGGTCCATCGGCGGCAGTCAGTCGGATATCAACGCGCTTTCGGCCGAATGGTGGGAGTGGCAGGAGAAAATAAACGGGACACTCAAGAATACGGATGATCTGCTGAACGAGCTGCAAGGTGTTATGTCGGATAAGCTTTCCGACCTTTCCGACCAGCGGCAGAACGAACTCGATGCGATTGACGCGCAGATCGATGCACTCAAGCAGCAGAAGGACACCCGCGACGAGCAGCTTGATCTCGAAGAAAAAATCCTTGCTGTCCAACAGGCGCAGGCCAAGCTTGCAGATGCGCAGAATGAACGTACAGTTCGGCAGTATAATGCCCGTACCGGTCAATGGGAGTGGGTGGCTGACCAGAAGGAGGTTGACAGCGCACAGGAAGCCTTGGACGAGGCCAAGAAAGACCTTGAGGACTTCAAGGCGAACATGGCTTATGAGGCCGCACTGGCCGAGCTGGAAGCCAAGAAAGACGCAATAAACGCCCAGTATGACGCGCTCGAAAAGAATTACAACAACTTCCTGAAATCTCTCAAGGAAAAAACTCGCGGCATCGGTGAAATTTTGCAGGATATCTGGAAAAACGCAACGCCGGAGCTTCGTCAGATCATTCAGGAAAACGCAGAGCTTTTCAAACAGTTCGGATTCGACGTGTCGCAGCTTTCCAACGCAGTTAAGGAAACGGCAAAGAAACTCTATGGCGTTTCTGCGAACGGAGCTAGATATGAGATTGGAAGCGACCGTGGCATTGATTTTGTCAATAATGCAAAACCAGGCGAGTCCATCATCGGCGGAGATGGTTCTACATGGACGAAGAACGAAGACGGAACAGTAACCATTGTCGACAAGAATGGAATTTCTTATGTTGTAAATCCGGGAAACGGAACTGGCGATTCATCAGGAGGCTCGAACACTGGTCCGAAATATAGTGGAACTGTTTGGGCGATTCGGCTGGACGGAAAAGGTGAAAACTATAAAATTTCCAGTGCAAACGGATTGAATTTCCTGAACAATGCACTCGCCGGTGAGGAACTGGACGGTGGCGATGGTTCCCATTGGGTGAAAAACGCAGACGGGACAACATCTATCACAGACAAGTATGGCATTGCATACAAGGTCTACGACAGAGGCGGTATCCTGCACGGCATGGGCGGCATCAAGGCTACTACGCAGGACGAAGGAATCACACCGCCTGATGTGACAGCTATGTTAAAAAAACGTGTCCTGACACCTGTTGAGGACAGAAACTTCAGTCAGAACATGGATAGCATCAGATGGATGATGTCAAGCAATGGCGTTGACGCAAATGCCGTTCACAACGCTTCGTATGATAACCACAGCATTGGAACCCAGAACAATGGCAACGTGTATAAATTCAACGGCATTACAATCAACGAACCACAGGCAAGCGGAATGACGTTGAAACAATTTGCAGACATCGCACACAATCTTGGAAACTTCTCCTAACACGAACAAACGGAGGAATCAAAATGTTATATCAGCCGACAAATATTTCTCCCAGCATGGCTGGGGCACTTGGCAATGGTGTAATCGATGCAAACAACAGTCTTACGGTGAGTTGGCAGGTCAATGGGAATTCGCCTATGACCGCATTCCAAATCACCATTTATGCGAACAACGCAATATCTACGCAGCTGTTTTCTACCGGAAAACTGACGTATGGATGCCCGTTCTATGGAGTGGATTATGCCGGAAATGTGCAGATGTTCAACTACACCATCTATCATGAGCAACTTTCGCTTGCGAAGATTGAAAACGGACGCGACTACAAGATCATCATTCAGCAATGGTGGAACGAAACCGATTCTGTAACGCAATCCAGCGCAAGTGTGTTCCGTGCAAGGAGCACCCCGACACTTGCCATCGGCACGATACCGAAACCGTTGAAGTCACGCTTATTTACTTTTACTGCATCTTATACTCAAGAGCAAGGAGATGCACTCAACTGGTGTAGATGGAGGATTTCGTCCAGTGACGAAAAAGAAGAAATCATTCTCGAAGATACAGGAAGAATTTATGGTACTGCTGAACTCACGTTCCCATACGATGGTTTTTTGAATGGACGCACATATCTGATAGAGTGCCTTGTTCAAACAGAAAACGGGGTCGAAACATCCAGTTTTGCCTACGTCTCTGTTCAATATACGGTCAATCCAATCCAAGCAAACCTGACCGTTTGCCAATCGACGCGTGGGAATGGAATCACTGTAAAGCTTCCGGAAATCAAGCGTGTTCCGGGAGTGAAAAACAGCCAAATCAAAATATCAGACAGCTACCTTACACTTCCGTCGGACGAAAACGCAAAAGTCGTATGGTCTACAGAAAACGGTGCGCCGCTTTCTATAAAGCAGCCGTTCGACATCTGCTGGCATGGGAAAGGATTGCCAGAAGGAAATGTCCTTTCTCTCAAGTGCAAAGCGTCGGTCAATGGATTTAGCCCGATAAAAGTTACTGACAGTCCAAGCGGCTATCCTTTTGGAACATATGGTGCAGCATGTGTCTTTACTGGTGAATCGACGCAGACCTATGTAATTGTCTTGCGAAATGGCAGTGAATGGTACAGCAACGATTTGCAAACATGGCTTTACTCCGGAAATGTTCTAAGCGGAACGAACTCCGACTGGTGTGGAATTGCATACGGAAATTCCAAATATGCTGCTGTATCAAGAGGCGATAAGAAAATAGCCTATGCAACCAGCGCAAACGCATGGTCGATATCGACATCATCTATTGGACTTTCCACAATTTGCTTCGGTAATCATCTATTTGTTGCGGCAGGTGAAGGTATCGTTTATACACGAAGCACAGCAAATGACAAAGGCTGGGTAGAGACGGAGGCACCGTTCAGCGGCACTCCGACCACAATTGCGTTCGGCGAAATTGAAGGAACTCCAAAATATGTAGTTGGAACCGAAATAGGAAACTTATATGTTTCGCCCGATGGAACGACGTGGACGCTTTCAGCATCCGGGCAAGGATTCCTAAGTTCTATCACATTCTTCAATGGAAAATTTTACGTAGCACGAAACGATGGCAATAGTATACTTGCCAGTTCTGATGGAACACAGTGGAATATACTTTCGCATATATCCGAGTTTATAAACGGAACTAGCTCTATCTGCGGCGACTCCACCGGACATCTATATGCGACTGAAAATGAAAATGGCAACTACGCGTATAGTTCTGATTACGGAAAAACGTGGAGTGTTTTCCCGTTGGGTACGCCATTAAACGACGCATTCTTATTTGAGGGTGCAAACCGTGTCTTTCTCGTTGGAGACGGAGAAAGTTCAGGAACAACGGCCGTCTACGCTGGTGGGAGTGAACTTGTAACACAAGAGGCGATGTTCACGACCAACGTAACATCAAACGTAGAGTTCCTTGCGTTTGAAAACATCATGCCAAGCAAGTCAAATTGGAGAGATGTATGTTATGGGAATGGAAAGTATGTCGCGGTAGCGACAGACAGCAACAAAGCGGCTTATTCTACGACGGGAACAAAGTGGGATGAATCTACGCTCCATGAAAGCGTAATGAATTGGGCTAGTATTTGCTACGGCAATGGCGTTTTTGTAGCAGCTGGCGTGGGCTACTTTGCAACATCTGCGGACGCAATCAACTGGACCGCTACCGCATCGGCAGGGAACACATTCACTTGCATCCGCTTCCTGAACGGCAAGTTCTACGCAGTCGGCACGGGTATATACCGGTCTTCCGATGGTGCTACATGGGAAAAATGCAATGTTCCATCTGGTAATGGATACATGATTATGTCGATCGCATACGGAAACGGAATGTATGTTTGCGTAACGACCAACTATGCGGTGTACTCCTACGATGGATTAAATTGGAGCTATACGCCCATGCCTCAAGGTTCGTGGCGCAGTATATCGTTTGGAAACGGAGTTTTTATTGCATCAGGACTATTTTCTTACAGTGTTTATAGTTACGATGGTAAAACTTGGTCGGCCGCAAGTATTCCTTCCGGACAGACAGAGGGCCTTGGCACGTGCTTCGGTGATGGTAGATTTATTGCTACTACGGCCGCAGGTGTTGTCAAATCGGTGGATGGACACACATGGTATGCTGTCGCGGAAAATAATGATCGCGAGTACGCTGCTTGCTGCTTCGGAAACGGCAAGTTCCTTGTTGTTGGAAACACGTCTAATGTGCTGCTTTCTGGGACTGTGACGGCCAATGTCGAGTTCCTGCTGAATGGGGGACGGCAGAGCACTACGGTTGTCCCGTATATGCAGCAATGGACCTTCATCATTGACGGAGAACTAAATGTTCTTGGCCTTTCATGGACAACCGACGGAAAAACAACAGCTAATGCGTCATCTGTGAATATCGCTCCAATCGCAGAAGTAACGTCGATCACCGCAGGTGGAGCCGTGAACATTGACTATATTTTCGTGAGCAAGGGATACATGAGCGAAGAAACAAAGCGTAAGTTTGAAAATTGGTCAAACCCATATCATCCCTATGACATTCCAAGGCAATTCTATGCTGATTTCACATCTGATTTGAACGGTGACACATTTGGGGAAAGCTATTTTACGCAGCTTTCAGTATACCGAGATCAAACCGATGCGTCCATTACAGAGCATATCTTCAACTCAAGTGCGACGGATGTGCATTCGTTCATTGATGCAAGTGCAAGGAATGGAGTTCAATATCGGTACACGGCTTTCGGACTCTCAGATTTTGACCAGTCTTCTGCAATTACGAGCGACGTTACGCAGATATGCGTGTGGAACTGGGCAATTCTATCCTGTACGGAAGATTCAGATGGAGTCTATCACCCGCAAAAGATATTTGCGTTCGGAAAGAACTTGTCCAGCGGGGATATCAGTAACAACAATGCACCGCAGATTTTACAGAACTTCACAAGATACCCGACTGTTCAACCATCCCCGTTCAACTACAAAACTGGAACGTTGAGCAGCCTGATTGGTACGATTTCTAATGGCGTATATTCCGACACTGTTTCGGAAAGAAACGAAATCATGGACTTGTCTATCACGCAGAATACGCTATTTCTGAAAAGCAGAAAAGGCGATTTGATGAAGATCAGAATCAGCGGAGCAATCGAGTCCGGAACGATGGATAATTCTGCGGCGCAGGCGCAAACCGTTAAAATCCCGTGGGTAGAAATTGGGGACGCGTCTGAAGCAAGAATCATCATCACGGAAAGCGATGGAGCTTGGCCTAACTAATAGGGGAGGTGAGTTCATCTATGGCGATAAACGTTGTAGCTCTTGAAGCGCAGTCTGTAACAGTCAATGTCACTGGCGGGATGCCAGATGCAAATGAATACCTTTACGAACTCAGGTTTGGCGGTGTTAACATTTCCACTTTAACCTCGACTGATGTATACAATAACTTTGAGGTTACATTCAATGGCCTTGAACTTGGAGGCAAAGCGTATCAGATCTATGCGACTGACGTTTTAAACTCCACCTATTTTGGGCCGCTTTCTATTAATTCTGGTTACGAAATCACGATAGACGCAAACGGCGGGTCTGGCTATCTTTATGATACTGCTGCTTATGACAGTTTTTACACACTTCCGTCGGGCGGCTTTGAGAAGTATTCCAGCAAACTCTTAGGCTACAGCACAGATTCCACCGCCACGTCCGAGCAGTTCGACCCTGGCATGAAAATCCGGATGTACCAAAACTGGAACCTGTATTGCGTGTGGCAAGAAATTACCTATACACTTAGCTACTACAGGACAAGCACTGGGTCAACACTGTGGCTAAGAGAAAAATTCCCCTATGACGTGAACGGGCCTTATATTACCGTTACGACACAAACCCCAGGGTTGACAGGCTACCGATTCGTGAATTGGGAAATCTTTCAGGAAAGCGGTACTTCACTTGGATATGTAGAGCCGGGCGGTACAATTCAAGTTGGCAATGCAGATGTCAGAGCTATAGCCCAGTGGGAACCACTACAGCGGCATACTGTCACATATAACGCTAATGGCGGATATCCTACGCCGGCTACACAAACTGCATATGATTACGAAGAAGTAACCTTGAGCGAGTTGGTTCCAACGCGTGATGGTTATACAGCGTTTGTATGGTTTACAGTTGACCCCATCACAGGCAACGTAATGGGATATGCTCCTGGAAGCCCATTTAACGTTCAAACTTCAGATTGGACAATGTATGCAGAGTGGTATAAGTATGCGATTGTCATCTACGCTGGCGATAATGTTGCGTCTGTGCGAACGGAGGTTCTCGGATTACCGTATATTTTATATGACGGAACAACTCAGCTGAGTTCAACAATAACTTGCGAACTGGCGGTCGAATCCGGATACACAATCGAATTTGATGGATGGTATGACAGCACTGGGCAAAAGGTATCGAGTACACAAACTTTCACACTCTCAGACCTCACAGCCCCCATAACGCTTACGGCGAAGGCCACAAAACGTGCCGGAACAACGTTCACCATATCATATCTGCATGGAGCCAACGGAACCGGAGAAAACCAAATCCAACAAAAAACTGCCGGTACAGCGGTTACACTAAAAGGTGCAATCTTTACGCGGGAAGGATACACACAAACCGGTTGGTCTACTTTGGACGGCGGAGCAAAATCATACGCGCTTGGCGGCCAGTACACACAAGATGCCGATATCACGCTATACCCGTTCTGGAAAGAAAATACGATAGACCCGTCGGAAACGTATCCCATAACGTATTCTCCCGGAAACGATGGAACCGGTTCAGTGCTAACAGCAACAAAAGTGAAAGGCGTTCCTCTTTCTTTGGAAGGAGCACTCTTCACAAAAATTGGATACGCGCAATCTGCATGGGCCACTTCTGTAGGCGGGGGAGCTGTATATGCTCTCGGTGGATTGTATACGGAGGATGCAGCAGTTACGCTATACCCAACATGGGGTCCACAGCAGTTCATTCAACCGGGTTCAATGATGGAATCTTCATGGCGCATGAATGACTACATGAGCCAACTCCGCACATCATTTACAAAACTGTGCAGACTTCGTTTCCTGCAACCGGACGGAAGCACGGCGTTTGCAATCGATAATAATCCAAAAAACAAACGAAGTGGAACGTTTATCCAAGGCGGAACCATCACATGTAATTTGCAGAATGGACAACGCAGAACGGCAAACGTTACGCTCTCCAACGTTGACGCTGAATATGATTACAACGTCAATAACATCTGGTTCGGGCAGCAAATCGCCATTGACGAAGGACTTGTGCTTTCCAGCGGATATGAGTATTACATCCAGCAGGGGGTGTTTTATATTGCGGAGCCGCAGGAAACGCTCAACCCAAATATCCGGACGGTTTCTCTTCCGCTGGTTGATAAATGGGCATACCTTGATGGAAGCTTGTTTGGAAGGCTTGAATCGACATACGAGGTTCCAGTTGGGACAAATATCTTTAAGCCGATAGAAGCCATCTTGCGGTTTGATAGGGGAAACGGATATCTGGTTGACCACGTTCCGCCCGTATTTACCAGCTATTACAAAGGGAAAACGCAAGCATTGCCGGACGGGACGACAGCAAACTTGACGGATTCCCCCTATACGCTCCGGGTAGACAGTGACGATGGTACGTTCGCTGACGTATGCCTTGGGCTTTCAGAAATGGTGAACGCTTGGATTGGTTATGACCAAACGGGAGCACTCCGCATTGACCCATCGCAAGATGATATTGTGGATGCAAACAAGCCTGTTTTGTGGAGGTTTTCACAAGATGAAGCACAACTTCTTGGAACAACATACACGATAAAAAACACCGAAGTGTTCAACGACTATATTGTTCTCGGAGAAAAGCAAGATGACAATCCGCAAGCTGCCGGCCGTGCGCAGAATCTCGACCCAGCGAGTGATACAAACGTTAATATCATAGGCAGAAAGACGTACAGAGAAACCGCTTCCGGGTATTACACAACAACGCAGTGCCGTGACTTGGCAGAGTGGAAACTGAAACGTGCGACAGTTTTACAAAAGGCAGTATCAATTTCTTGCATACAGATGATGCACATCTCGGAGAATAACCTTGTTGAAATCGTCCGGACAGACAAACCCGGTTCTCCGGTCGAACGACATCTGATTCAAGGCTACACTCGGCCACTTGCAACCAATGGAACAATGACCATTAACGCAGTATCGGTTGTAGATTTCCCAAACGCGACGATTACAAGTTGGCCGGAATGAGAAGGGAGGTGCATACAGATGGGGGAGAAAAAATATTCACAGCTCGTGCTTAGACTCAAAACAGGAGAAACATTCTATGTAATTGGGGAAACAAAACGGTATTGGCTTTGCAAAGGAACTCAGTTCAAGAAGACAAGCCGACAAATTGATAGCGTCAAAAGACGCTCGACAAGAAAGGACATAGAAGATGATTAACAGATGGTTGATTCGCAGAATGCTCGATGCCAACAGCAGCGAAACAAAAACGTGCAAATCCTCCATTGAATCCACATACGGAATCAGCGCCTGCATCCACTTCTTCTGCGGCAAGTGGATTCCACCCCCCCATTGCAAAATAAAACAGAATCATTTCCTGCGCCGAAAGAGCGGTGTAGAAGAGCCGAAGAGGGCTGTGAGCGAAGCGAAAGAGGGCTACGTTCACTGCTCTCTTTCTCTTTGCCTATACAGACAAAACGATTGGAGAAAAACAATGGATATTTTCAAAGACATCGTGACCGTCTTCGGTGGTATTACTACGATTGGCACTGTACTGGTGATTCTTGTCCGGCCAATCCGAGAGTGGGTCATGGGAGATAGCGCAGTCAAAGCTGGGATGAAGTGTCAGCTTCGTGCGGATATGCTGCACACTTATTATAAGAACAAGGATGCACAGAAAATCCGGCAGTATGAAGCCGAGAACTTCGAGTATTCGTACAAAGCCTATAAAGCCTTGAAGGGAAATTCATTCATCGACAAGATCAAGAGGGAAGTGGACGAGTGGGAAGTGGTGACGTGACATGGAGTGGAGCAAAAAAATCTTAATTTTCTCATACCTGATGCTGGGCGTCTTCATAATCATCTTTTTGGCTGTTGAAGACAAAACAGCTGCTGCAACTGTTCTTTGTGGTTGGATTGTAGAATGCGGTGGTGCTACTGCGTTCTACTTCTGGAAAGCAAAGAACGAAAACCGGAGCAAGTACGCATTAAAATTCGTCCGGGAACTGGCCGACAAGTACGGCCTCGACGCAACGGCACGAATTATTGAGTCAGTTCTTAAAGACTGAGAAAGGAAACTATTATGAACAACAACTGGTGGCAAACTGTCGTCGAAAACTTATTCAAGGTCAAATCTCTCGTTACAATCTTGCTTACCACAGCATTCGTCGTAATGGCGCTCAAGGGCGGAGTGGAACCGAAAGATTTCTATTCTATCATCGTTATGGTACTCACGTTCTACTTTGGATACCAAAGCGCAAAGAGCGAAGACAAGAACAAGCCAACACACGATGACCAAGAATAATCATTGCATCCGTATGGAAGGAGGAACGTTAAAATGACGATTCAGGATGCACAAAAGAAACTTATCTCCGTAGCAGAGGCTGAAGAAGGGTATTTGGAAAAAGCTTCGAATGCGCAGCTTGACGATAAGACGGCAAATGCCGGCTGGAACAATTACACGAAATACGCCCGCGATCATGCGAAATGGGGGACGTATCATGCTCCAAAACAAGGACTTGCTTGGTGTGATATGTTCGTTGACTGGTGCTTCATCACGGCGTTTGGATTCGACATTGGCATGAAAATGACATGTCAACCGAAGGGCGCGTATGGTGCAGGATGTACGGCATCGTACAACTACTACCGGTCTGCCGGTCAATCTGTCACTCTCGCGAATGTGCAGCCGGGCGATCAGATTTTTTTCGGAAATCCCGGAAACATGACACATACCGGACTTGTATACAAGGTGGATAGCACGAAAATCTATACCATCGAAGGAAACACAGGAGCTGGAAGCAATGTCGTGATTGCGAATGGCGGGGGAGTATTCAAGAAGTGGTATTTCCGCAATTCTTCGGCTATCGGCGGCGTTGGAAGGCCGAAATGGGAACTCGTCACAAACACAGCGCAGAGCGTGACACCACCGTCAAAACCGGAATCTACGTCTGTGACCTACGCAGAGTTCCAAGGCGGCATTTTTGTGGAAATCCCATTCTCCTGCATTGACCGCATCGAACACGTCAAAATGAGCGACGCAAGAGGCGAGACGACTGGCAGCGTAGCAATTCGCGCACAATGGAATGGCCGGTATCCAGACATCGTTATCAACGCCGAGCTGTTCAACTACGGAAAATACACGCCGGCCTCTGGCGTCAAGCACAAGGGAACCATGGAATATCAGGGGTGGCAACCGTTCATTGGCTTCAAGGACTACAAAACACCCATTCAGGAACCGCGTGGAGCCGTCACATCACCAGATGCAGTTGGTGGCTACCCTGCTATGGTTCAAAACGGCACGAAGGATTTTAGCGTCCCCAGAGGGCTAGAGGGCAACAAGTCCCGGACGGCGATGGGACTGTGCGGAAAGACTCTTGGGATTATTGTCACCGAAAAGCAAGTCCCCATGGACGTTGTTGCAAACAAGTTCGTCAATGAGAAGTACGATTTTGCAATCAATCTTGACGGCGGCTCGTCCAGCAGCTACGTCACCCCCTCGAAGGTGTGGGCGCGTCCAAGCAAACTGCGTGGATTCGTTGCAATCTGGCTGAAGGGCGGAAGCGGAAACTACTTGAGCAAGCGGCAATACGGAAACAATTACGCGCAGACGAAGCCAATAAAGTCGGAAGCCTGGATAGAAACGGACAAAACAGCATCGAAAGGTGTCAAACTGAAAGTCATAGCGAGTGGACTGAACCTTCGTGCTGCCGCTACTACCAGCAGCGAAATCCGATTCGTACTCAAGTTTGGTGAACTGGTCACATGGTATGGGTATCAGACGAAGAACTGGTATTATGTGCGAACAGCCAGCGGAAAAGAAGGATACGTCAGCAAAAAATACGTCAGAAAACTGTGATAGCGGAGGGAACACACAATGGACGAAAATCAGGAAATGAAACGGTTTGCGGACAGACTATGGGAATATTTCAAACCTAAAATTGAAGAACTGACACGTTCCAATGTGTGGTACTTCCGCGCTCAAGTTACGAAACCGGCACTGGATGGAAAAATCACGGTGCAACGTCCGTTCGATGGGGAAATTGCGCTCCCGTATGTGAGCAGTATGGAAAACGCTGCGATTGGGACTCAAGTCACTGTGTTTGTGTTTGGTTCCAGCATGACAAACGCAGTCATTTGTGGAAATGGTTCATTGAGCATTCTTGGCGGAAGCCCATCGTCTGGCGGCGGAGGTGGCAGTGCCGAAAACGCCGTTCTCTATGTCGCACAAATACTGAGTGCGGCACAACAATCGCAGGCAAGAAACAACATCGGCGCAATTTCTGCTGATGAACTTTCTGGAAAACAAGACGCGATTGAAGCAGTTGGGCTTCTGAAAGGGGACGGGAACGGCGGTGTAACAGCCGCTGTTCCCGGAACAGATTATCTTCAGAGCGCGCCTGTTACCTCTGTTGATGGGAAGACGGGTGCAGTTGTCTTGTCTGGTTCCTACGTAACCCCAACTCAGCTTGCAGAGAAGCAGCAGAAAATCATGGTCGATGGGATTCTGGAAGGTGATGGAACCGGAAATATTCAAGCTGCTGGAACCCTAGAAGGTGCTCTTGTGGAATACTCCGGAAGCGGTACAACGGACTACGATGGATTGCAAAACAGGCCACAGGTAAACGGCGTTACGCTTGAAGGAAATAAGACTTCCGCAGAACTCAGTTTGTACGGCAATGGAAATCCCCCTCCGTACCCCGTTGCTTCTGTGAACGGAGAAACCGGAGAAGTCATGCTTCATGACCTCAAATACACTGCGCAGAGCCTTACAAGTGCACAAAAACAACAGGCGAGATTGAACATTGATGTTCCTGCGAATGATGAAGTTCTGCTTCTGGAAGACACTGTGACAGGAAACTATATCAACATTCAAAAGGCAATGACAGCAGGCTCATTGCTTAAAGTGACTGCTGTTGACGCAGATGGAAACCCGACCGAACTTGCTGCAGCGATTCCGGGGACGGACTATATGCCGGCTGTCCCAGTTACCGCATCAGACAATGGGAAAACGTTGAAAGTCGTCAATGGTGTATGGGCGGCATCAAATTGATGGAGGAATGAATAACCATGAGATTATTGACAGTTGGAGGGAAAGTGGTTTCGGTCAGTGGAAAAGCCATTGAAATACCTGACTCATCTGGCGGAGTATATCAAATCGCAGTGGAAACGAGCGCGGGGGCATCTGTTTCAGCATCAAAAGGCACAACGACAGTTTCCGGGACGGCAGACACCAGCGGTAGTTGCACATTAACACTCTACGAACCAGGTGAGTGGAGCGTCAGCGCTTCACTGAACGGCATCACGAAGACCCAGACGGTCAGCATCGGCACGCAGAACATGAAAATGCCGCTGTATCACGATACCTTTGCCGACAATACATGGGCAGAGATCATCGCAGTATGCAGGACCGGGATCACCCCGGACAGCTGGGCGGTAGGAGACAGCAAGCCTATGGCGATCAACGGTACGAATTATCAGATCGATATCATCGGCAAAAATCATGATGTCTATACGGACGGCTCCGGTACGGTTCCACTGACATTCCAGCTGCATGATTGTTACATCGAAGCGAAGCAGATGTACAGCACCAACCTGAGCGGCCTCGGTTGGAAGAACACCGATATGCGCCTGACCTATCTGCCTGCGATTCTGGCGTTGATGCCGGCGGAGGTGAAGAACGGCATCCACGCGGTAAGCAAGAAGACATCTGAGGGGGGAAACAGCACGACGATTGAGACAGTATCGGACACGCTGTTCCTGCTCAGCGAGGTGGAGGTTTTTGGGACTACAAGTTCTTCCGTAGCCGGGGAAGGAATCCAATACGACTATTACAAGGCTGGGAACTCGAAGATCAAGAAGAGAGAAGGCGTTGACGAATTCTGGTGGGAACGGTCATCAGCCAGCGGCGGTATGTTTTGCAGAGTCAGAGATAACGGCCAGGCGGGCGCGTCCAATGCCTCAAGCAGCCTCGGCGTAAGCTTCGCATTCTGCTTCTGAGCAAAAGAGAACCGGGGGATAATTGACTCCCTCGGTTCTTTGCATATTAGTCGTGATCTTCATCAAAATACATGATGCCGTCTTCACCTGAATCAAAGATTATTCTGTATCCCATATAGACGATTTCTTTTTGGTGATCCCAGTCTGAGCCGCATAATATACCAAACAAACCATGATTTTCTTCAAGCCATCGGAGTGTGTTTGGCGTTGTGTGAATTGGGCCGATGCTGTTTCCTCCGCATAGCTGACAAAGCTCCCTAGCGACAGCATACGTTGGTGTCATTGGGGTTCCTCTTCCTCTTGCCAGAAGCTGCCCGTTTGGCTTCCCAACAAAAATTTTCCTCATCGCAATCCCTCCCCAAAAATCTCAGTCTGCGCATTCTTCCTCTGACATCAGTACGGAACAGAATCGGTCTTCCGGAAGCTTTAACGCTGCTGCATCTACGCTTTCTGCCTCGACAGTAATGAACTCAGCATCTTTTTCCCGGTACAGCACGTGGAATGTATAGCGCTTGTTGATTACGTTCGTGCGGAGTTTTCCGTCCATACACTCATTCCTTCCAAACATTTGCGACCGTGAATGTCATGCGCAGCCGACAGTTGACATCGGCGAGCGTCACCATATCTGCCAGATTGTACATTTCTGAAATGCGATTGCGGATGCTGTCATTGAGAATACTGACTGGAAGAGGGAAGTCAACGTAGACGAACGTATTCTGCTCACGTAGCTCCAAATCATCCGCGTGCCACGGGGTACGCATTGCCTTGGAAATCGCTGCCGCGTGTTCCTTGAGTTTGCTGTATACCTCGACCTTCTCAGAAACCATCTCGTTCCCACGGAATGCTTCATTCTTCGCTGCCATTGCAGCCACCATATCCTGAATATCCATTGCCATTGTGTTTGCCTCCTATAATTTTTGATTTGCCCATGATGGGCTTCTGATTGTGTTTCTACCGATATTTCACGTTTTGTCCCGCTTTGGGAAAAGTTTTTTTAACTCTCGCACATTCCGCGCCACGATTTTTACTGCATCATCAATAATTTTGATATCTCGTTCGAGGTTCAGCCCGTAGTTATAGCCCATATCATTTGCATTCAGGTCGAGTTTGTAATCGAAGCTGAACCGGATGGCCGAACGTGCACGTTCCTCAGAATATCCAGAAGCGAGAAGCACACGGGACGGGGCGTTGTCTCCGCTAGAACACGCTGCACCGGACGAAACCATCAATCCGTCAGCCGCAAGGCGCAGGACAAGTGCGTGGTTCTCGATGTTCGGGAAGGAAACGTTTGCAATGTACGGAGATTGCATGATTTCATTTCCCTTGTAAAGCCGTCCATTAAGCTGTGCGTCCGGTATTTCGTTCATGATACCATCAATCAGGCGGTCATGCAAGGTGGCTGCTGCATTTTTGAACTCTTCTATATGGTCTGTCCTGAACACTAATGCTTCTGCAAATGCGGCTGCGAGTGGAGCAGAAGGCGTTCCAAAATGGAAATTCGTTGTGATTGCTTCTGAATTTCGCGCGATCAACACGCCGATTCCAATCGGGGCACCAAACTTGTGACCACCTCCGCAAATGAAGTCTATTCCGCTTTCACGAAAGTTGATTTCCTGCTTACCCATAGCGGCGGTGCAGTCTGAGAAATTTATGTCACGCGCTGAAAAACCTCTGCTCAGATCATATATTTTTCCAGTTTCATTGTTGGTGCAGATATGAGCGAAACCGTGAAACTCATTGCTTGTACGACTGATAAGTATGTGATCGGTAATGCTTGATACAGCCGAATGCTCTACGAGACTTGCAGTAACTCCACGGCATTTACCAAGCATAATTTCAATCGCGATTCTGCAAGCCTCCGTCGCGGATGAAACAAAGAACACTTGATCTGAGTTGCACTTTAAGCACTGCGCTACAGCTTCACGGGAAGCTTCCAACGCATTTCTGGCACTTTGCCCAAAAGAATGTAAAGAGTTTGGATTCCCCCACACTGCCGTTGATGCTGCATTAAAAGCTACCTTCGCACATTGAAGTGGGGGCGAAGTAGCAGCATGGTCAAGGTAGATCATTCTCCCACCTCAATATCCTTCGGCCAACGCGGCAGCGCAGCGGCGCAGATCTTCTCATAGATTTCTTTCTGTGCAAGCAGCGTATCGCGTTCCTTCTTAATCACACGATATGCGTCTTCTAATCCGAATGGCTCGTTGAGCGGAACACGTACCTTTTCTGGTTCCAACGATTGAGATACATCTACGGTGCAGGTAGGGGGGACGGTAAGCCCTAGGGAAACAAGAACAGCCTGGTCGACAAGTTTCATTTCGTCAGCTGTCAGCGTGCAATAATAGTTTTCCAAACGTTCCTTGTCAACTGTGTAGACAGCCTCACAAAGCGCAGTAGACTGCTTGCCCATCGTTTCAATGGAAACGTGTGTAGGCATCGGCTTTTTCTCAGCAGTTGTTAAATAAACTATTTCTACAGTTTCGGAATATGTATTGTTCTTATCGTTGCTGACAATGATTGCTGGGCGATTCTTTCTCGCTTCTGAACCGACAGCAGCATAGTCCTGCCGAACCCAGAAAATGTCGCCCCGATGGATTCTTACATCCTGCATAGAAGTGTATCCTTTCTGTATTTTTCAATATGTATAGGGGCTGTGAAGCCCCATGAATTACTTCGCAACTGCGTTTTTCAGAATGCTGCTCGGCGAGAATTTTACCGAAAAACGGGCTGGAACCTTGATGTTTTCACCGGTCTTCGGATTCCGCGCATCTCTGGCCTTCTGGTACTTCGCAACAAACTTACCGAAGCCTGCGATAGTGACATCTTCGTGCGCAATAAGAGATTCTTCAATCGCTTCAAAAACAGCATCGACAGCTTCAAGGCTGGCGTTCTTCGACATACTGGTAATGCTGGAAACCGCCTGAACGAGTTCTTCCTTGTTCATGTGTAATCCTCCTTTCTCAAGAATGAATGGTGGGCCGTGTAGGTGTCGAGCCTACGACCGAGCCGTTATGAGCGGCTTGCTCTACCGTTGAGCTAACGGCCCATCTATGACCGGCTTAACGTACCGGACGTGAGGTCTTGCGCGCAGACCAACGGCAAATCAGGTGATTGCACACCGGCGCTTGTTTATCAGCAGTCCTGAAAGCGTCCCCCAAAGGTGCTGCCTAGCTTGGCGGATTTCGGTTCGCCCCAAGCATTACGAACAAGTGCGGATTCATCCAGTTCGACCACTAGTGAGTCTTTCCCAGCAAGCTGAACGGATCTTTCCAAAATGGACTTGTGCCGTCTCTACGAAGGTCTATATCCGCTTGACCTTTACATTTTAGGCCGAAACGCGCATTGGTTTCGGCAACCCACGCATCAAGCGCAGGAAATATGATGGCTGTTCATCAAACTCCATTTAACTACAGCTGGTATGGTCATTCAAAAGATTTTCATCTAAGATCACTGCGTAGCACCATCATATATTGCAGCGTGGCGGCTATCCCGCTTTCTGGCACATATAGCTGCGCTTATGCCTCGTTCTCCTTGGACTCTGCGGGTACAGAGTCTTTAGCCGGTGGCGCTACGCTCCACGATCACGCTATTGCGTGCGTGAATGGATAGCTGTATGATTCCCACCATGTTAATTTGTCGCGCGGAGAACCACAACGGGCGGCTGGCAGGGGTAGCAGGATTTGAACCTGCGCATATGGGAGTCAAAGTCCCATGCCTTAGACCGCTTGGCGATACCCCTGTATGCAGGCTCATGCAGCGGCGTCCCGCCGAACCAACCTGTAACCTTGACCAGAGCAGGCCCCGGTCGAGTAAGCGGCATTTCCACTTAAAGCATGATTTGATGATTCCTTCTGAGTGGGGAGTTCCCATTTCGCTTGTTTACTCCCAAACTTCGCTATCGGCTATATCAACCCGACGACACCGCTGCCAGATGCGGAGGTTTCATTCCATCGGGGGAAGTCATCCGATGGCGGGCATGGTGCGAAGCGCCTTATCCGCGTCATTATAACGGCGTTTTCTCCACATTGGCCGTAGCAGCTGATACTAACCATGCAGATTTGCGGACTTCGCTGGTGCGGCTCGGCAGAATCGAACTGCCTCAGGTCAGTTGCTCGTCGCTGCCCTTTACCAAATGCCGCGTGTTGCCACACTGACGCAGTGGCTACGGAGGGTTGAACTTTATTTGTAGAAAGCGCCACGACTCCCACAAAAGGGCGCTTTGGTGGATGCGGCGGGGATTTGAACCCCACATGGTGCAGGCAGTATGCGACGAGCTTTGTTCCCGTCCGAGGTGGCTACTTAAACCCCAATAGGTTTGAGTGTGCCGCGCTTTCCTGCACCGCATACCCTTGCTGCCTTTTCCATTCGGCCACGCATCCATTTTGGCCGTCTTCCACGCTTAGATTTTCACACGCTACCGGCAACTACAGTCCGAAGATCAGCAGCCCCTATTCCGTCAGGTCAAACCGGTCTTGACGCATCAAGACAAGCGCAGTTTTCAGCGGGCATTGTCATTCTTTGTGGGGTGAGACGGGAACCGCCCACATCAGCCGGGAGCGACCCGGCAACTGGTGGAACCGACCAGACTCGAACTGGTGGCCTCCTGATCCCAAATCAGGCGCGCTACCAACTGCGCTACGGCTCCACATTGGCGGCAGATGGAGGTGTCGATCCCCACGGCTTTCGCCGCGCACTGTTTTCGAGACAGGCTCCGAGGCCGCTCGAATTCATCTGCCGGATGTACTTAATACTTTCCTGCTGTGTACCTGTACTTGCACGTTTTCCACGGCTCGACGCACGATTCAAATATGCAAACAGCACCTGAATATCCGGGCTTTCCGCAGTATTCGCACATCAGCTCTGGATACAGCACCTTCATTGCGAAAAAGAGCCGCGCTCCGTCAGGACCGACAAACATCGGCTTTCCTTCGGGAGCATAGTGCCGGATCTGAACCGGAATCTCATCCCGCGTGTCGTAGTAGTTGACAGAAACCGGGCGCGATGCACTGTCTACAACAACGTAGACGTTTTTTGTGCCGTTGGTTAAGTAACGAATATCAAGACTCATGATTTACCTCCATTTGAATCAAATTTGTTTCTGATCTTTTCCAGCGATTGGTTGAACGCAAACTTCCTAGCAGCAGAATTTCGGTCTTCAAGTTTTGGAACGTAGACTTCTTCTCCGCAACTTATACAACAGGGTCTATTCTCAATATAGCTGAAACGCACCCCACAAACATTCACTCTCACGCGCTGAAGCTTTATCGAATAATCTGTCGTCTTACCGCACCTGATGCAGTACGCTGTGCCATTATCACTCATCTTTGGTCCACCTCTACACATCTACGGACGATTTCTATGTACCTTCTTGCTGCTTCTTCGATATCATTCAATGCGGACTCTTGCAGTTTTCCGGCATCTTCACTCATGCCCTTTATGATGGCAAGTTTTGAAATATCAGAGTATTCACAAAGACATTGATCGTGGCGTCTTTTTGCAAACCTTCTGTATCGAATGACGTCTCTGACACGAAGAAACGTGACCTTTTTCCGGATGAAATCTTCCCCTCTGTTGTAATACAGCGAATCCAGATCGATATCCCATTTGTTTGGGGAAATGAGATAGTAAGCGTAGAATTCTTCAAAAGTCAGGTGTGCATGGCCGTCGTGCTCGTCACCGAAAACATCACAATTGATTTCGCATTCCACATAAAGGACAAATGGAAGTACCAAGAAGAGACTTCCAAGAAGAACAACAGGAATTATTTCTACGTTCATAAGTTTCCTCCATTTTTCACAGTCATCCACTCTTGGCCCCCAGAGCCGCCATTACTCAACACCTAGACTCGGCATTGCGCCGTTGGTCTGCGTTGCCACACCAGTTTTTCTCCCATCTTCCACGCCTCACAGCGAGCCACCTGGAAGCCAAGAGGGATTGACCACGGAACTTTTCAGCCCTGCGCCGGTGCATCGGTCGCATCCGTTTTTTCACATATTAGGCCGGAGCCAGCTACTGTAATTCTGCGCCCTGTCGTACTTGCACTACCTACAGGCCGAGCGGATGGCCGGATATATCGTTTCACCAAAGCCTTTGGAACCTCAACACTTTCCCTGAGTCCGCCGCAATACCCATGTGGAGTGCGTGAGGAGAATCGAACTCCCACCATCAGATTGGAAGTCTGAGGTTCTGCCATTAAACTACACGCACATGTTTCCCATAGCCAAGCTTCTCAGCTTGGAGCACCGTAATCTCTAAAATGTTCCGGCGAGCGCCTGCGCTTACATGGGTGACGCTTTTCTTCATTAGAAAGGAGGCCATATGCCGTGCCGCAGAAAAATCGAAAAAACTGCGGCATTGTGGTGGAAATCGGATTTGAACCGATACCGAGTGGACTATGAACCAATCAGTGCGCCATTGTTCCACCATGTATCCGGGTTTGTTTCAAACCCGGATAACTCTAGTTTTCTTGGTTTTTCTTCCCGACATTCTTGTTCCCGGAGTTTTTCGTTTTCTTGGTTTTTATCACGCTATTCCCGGCTGTGGTATTTGTTTCAACCGGAGTGTTCCGAAAAAATCATCTCCGGCAGCCTCCAATTTGTCAATGTTTCTCCGCGCCTGACGTTCTTTTTCATCCTGCACTACTTTTGTTAATCGTCTGTTTTTTCGACTCGTCAGTTTTCCAGAATAAACTTGCGTCGTAGACACCGACTCGTGTCCAAGCTTTGCTTGCAGTTCCTCGAAGGTCATTCCACTGTTCAGATCGAGCCTTGCTCCAACATGCCGCAGATCGTGGGAACGAATCATGTCTACACCAGTGACAGCCTTTACATGCCTCCGAACGATGTCTGACAGCCACTGCCGAGTCCCTGCGTGCCATTCTTCGCCTTTGTTGTCACCTTTGAACTCAAATGTTGCCTCTGTACCAAAAAGCGGATCTGTGCTATCAACAGTCACTGGCCGGATTCCGCTGTTCAGATACATGCGGATGGCAGTCTGGGCGATGATAGGAAAGTCCACTTGACGGAATTTGTCTCCTTTTCCGTGTTCGACGGTCAACTCTGCGTTTTCCCAATCGAGATCGTTCGGAGTTAGCGCCAGAAGTTCACTGTTTCTGATTTCTGTTGTCAGAAGCAAAATAACAATGGCGTAGTTTCTAGGCCAAAGTTCTGGCCGCTTGAGTTTCGCTGGCGGATTATTTCTCCAAAGCAGCAAAACCTGTTCGTCGGTCAGAAGCTGGTCATACGGGCGTTTCTCCAATTTCCTTGTGTCTGGCATCAGGAGTTTTGAAACTGGATTCCGTTCATACCATCGGTTTTCGCCCAACTCCTCAGAAGAAGCGAAATTGTAGAGTGCGGAAAGAACCGTCAGGTATTGCCTGATTGTAGTCGGCTTTTTGCCATCTCTGCGCAGCTGATCTCGCCATGCTTGAATGTCCGTGAAGCTTTCTTCGCGCCTGTCCCACAATTTGTTTTCCAACATGAAATCGGAAAACATTTTGAACACAAACTCTTCGTTTTTGATTGTTGTTTCAGAACGGCCTATCGCTCGAAGGTTTTCTTCGTATGCAATCATTGCTGACCGGAATTTTTCATAGGCGCTTGGAAATCCCATATGAAATCCTCCTTACATTTTTCATTATACTCATAGGGGCAAATGTTTTTTTACATTCTTATGTCAACCTGCCGCTTCTTTGCTTTGCCCCGCATTTCTTCGCAACGCATATCCTTTTCACGGCCCCTCAAAGCATTGCTTTTCCTTTGCATTTCGCTGCTTGACGTAGCCAACCTGCACCACTTCAATGCTGCACAACTCAAAACAATTCCTTGCCTTGCCGTTTCACCGCGTAGCGACTCAATCCGTATCACCGCCAAGCCGTTGCAGATCAAATCGATGCTATGCCTTTGCTGTTCCAACCGCTGCCGTGCCTTGCGAAGCAGCCCAGCGCAAGACTTCACCTTGCCTTTTCATAGCTCCGCTTAACTCCGCTCCGCCGTTCCATGGCTACTCGCTGCTCAACCAATCCGTCGCTCTGCTTGACTGCGCGATACACTTCCATTGCTTTTCAACGGTGTTCTCAACTGTCCTTTGCCGTCGCTATGATTATCAGGTCGATACACTTCCGTTGCTGTGCCATGCGAATCCGTGCAATTCCATCGCCATTTCAACGCAAGACAGCGCTTCGCGTTTCCGTTGCTGACCAGCGCATTTCCTTACTGTTCCCTTGCTTTGCCATGCTTTGCCCTGCGTCTCGCCTCATTGCCATTGCTGCACGTCTCGAAGCAGCCCGCCGCCTCGCCCTTGCGTTTCTGTGCACGGAGACTCTTTACTTTGCCATTCCATCGCGCTTCGATTCATCTCAATGCCATTGCCAAACAATGCTTCGCCTCTCGTTTCTTTGCCCTTGCGTTTCTGTGCGCGGCGACTCTTTACTTTGCCATTCCTTTGCTAAACAATGCACCGCTCCTCTTTGCAACTCCTTTGCTATACCAAGCATTACTGACCGCACTCTGCTTTGCCATTCCTTCGCTATACCTAGCGTCACCTTACGCCGCCTTGCCTCCGCTACGCATTGCTCAACCCAACCTTGCCGTTGCTTTTCCGGGCGCATCGAGGCGACTCGTTCCGATGCCCAGCCATCGCGTGTCACTGCTTCTCAATACTTCGCCTTCACTATGCAAAACATCTCCCAGCGGCTCCGTTGCAGCACCACGCCAAGCTCCACTTTTCCATTGCGTTGCCGAGATACGCATCGCCCCGCAAAGCCTCTGCTGTTCTTCTGGTTCCAAAACAGAACTCAGCCTATCCTATGCAGTTCTTGGCCGTGCGGCGCTCCGCCTCTCCGTTGCTATCTTTGCCTTGCATCACTCCGCCATTCCTTGCCTCGCATCACTCTGCTCTTCCTTTGCTGTGCTGAGCATTGCTGAGCATTGCTGATCCTTTGCGATGCCGCGCAGGGCAGAGCAAGGCGCACCCAAGCCTTCGCCATTCTGGGCCAGGCCGCGCTGTCCTCAGCCATTGCCCCGTTCGGCGGGCCTATCAGCCCGCCTTTTCCTCCGGGAAGAAGTTCGCTTCCTGCATCATGTAACCGAATTTCTCTGCCGTGCCGCCGAGGTTGTTGCCCTCTTCGTCGAGCATCTTGTAGACGAACCGGCCCTTGCCGGAGTTGCGCCACTGACCAAGACCACGGAAGAATCCATTGTCCAGCCACTCCATCAGCAGTGCTTCGTGCGCCGGGTCTGCGAGTGTTACGCCGAACTGAATCGTGCTTCCAGCCGGGATTTCCTCGGAGTTTGCGAGGCTCACGCGCTCACCCTGCGCAGTCTGCGCACGGAGCGGCCGCTGGCATTCGCCGATTTCTCCGTTGACGTTGATGGAAATTGCGCGGGGGAAGGGGAAGATCATACCGTCGATGACCTTCTTGAATGCTTTCAGGCCGCTGGACTTTGTGTACTTGGCACGGGCGAGGGCGCTGCAAGTGTCTTTGAAAAAGCCTTTAATCTGGTAATCCCAGAATACGGGCTTGCCATCGACACGGGGGAATACCGTCATTGCCTTATCAGCCACAGCTTCCGCACCAATCGCTGCAACCTCATCTTCGATTGTGTTTGCGTCCGGAGACTTGGACGCGATGAAGTCACGCGCCACATTCTCGTTACTCGGCCAGGTGCCCAGCACCGGCTCAATGAACGTGAGCTTGATGTACCGTCTGATCGCCTTTGTTTCCTGTGCTTCCTTAGTTGCCTTTGCCATTTTGAATTACCTCCATAAAATAATTGTTGTTGTGTGATTGCTTACATTTACTGTTCTACCGGGATTCTGGTTTTGTCCCGGAAAATCTACGCTTTTTGCGGGTATCTTGCGGGAACTTACGGGCATTTTGCGGGTTCACAAGCCTGCTTCGCAAGTTTGTCGAAGGATTCAAACCTTCTTATAATCGGGACGCACGCTGTTTCAGCGTAGAGTGTCCATGAGCCGTCGCAAGTGTTATAAAATACGTCGAAATCCGCTGCTGTCTTTTCTGGATATTTCGGCGTGTACCCGGCACTGTATCCGTTTCTGCACTGTGAGAAGTTCCAGTGCTTTGCAACGAAGTTAGGCCAGTAATCGCGGAAGCCTGTACAGAAATCTCTAAAGGTCATGTCAGTCTGCCTCCTGAACGGATTTGTACCCGTAGTCATGATGGACGAACTCTTTCAATTCCTCTGCGGTCATAAGTCTGGCCATCTTATCGATAGCTGCAATGTTGCGGCGGCAGGTGGCTTTTTCGGCCTTCGTCATGGACTCACAATCCAGCCAGTTCCGACGATCCCATTCCATGTATTCGGCAGCAGACATCGGAGTTTCGCACGCCATGTCTTCCGTCTTCCGGAACGCATAAGAGATCTTTCCGTCTTTCGTGAAGTCGATGAACAGCTGGCCGTCGTTGTTGTCCTGCCAGTCAAACACAACATCATTGAAAGGCTTGTCTGGAAAAACGTCCTTCCATTCTTCGATGATCTTGCTCGAAATCTGGTAGTCCTTGAGGTCGAAGTTTACGTCCAGGATGCGGCCCAAATGTTCGACGTTCACGTCGCGGAGAAAAATCCAGTTGCTGTAGTCCTTGACCGAATCGATGTACTCAATGCCGTATCTAGCACGCGAAATCATTCGCTCGGCATAGTTCCATTGATAGTAGTTTGCGACGATGATCTGCCCGGACGCGCGGACATAGATCTGTGAACGCTGTCCCATTTCAGATACCTCCGTACATCAGATCAGCGACGCGAACGTCGAACGTTTCCTCGAACCAGTGCCAAATTTCCTCCCGATTTGTTCCGGCCGGGAACCCGTGCCATGCTTCCTCTATGCACTCTGTTTCTGGGTTCATCGGCACATCGCCGAACTCGTTCCATAATTCCTTGACTTTCTTCATTGTTTTTGGCCTCCTGTATGGTGTTTTGTCTTACACCTATGTTTCTACCGAAAAAATGGATTTGTCCCACTTCCAAATAAATTTCTTACCGGAAATCATGCTCAAAGAAGTCTTCACAAGCGCGTTCATGTTTGAGAAGCCCTTCTCTGGACTTTTCGTATAAGGCTCTGGTAAACTCTACTTCACGAGAAAGTTCGCTATCTTCCGGAGAAAAGTCCGCTGTGTCACGCGCAGAATTCAGTTTCTCGCGCAGGAGCTCGCATTCCTTTTCCCGGATGTTTTTCTCTTTCTCAAGCAGAGAAGCGATGGTTGAAAGTGTCGCATATGTCATTCCTCAATACCCCCAATCTTGAATGACCTTTCCATCTTTGACGAGCCTCGGAAAGAACTTCCCGCCCGTTGCCTCATCCATTTTCTGCGCGGCCTCCCGCGCCTGATCGACACTCTCAAATGTGCCAATCAGAGCGGGGAAGTCGGAATAGTTGTCGTACAACGTGTACAACCGCACACCTCCGTTCAAACCGTCGCAAGCACACCGCTCGTGATGAGCAGCGTGGCGGCTGCGGCAAGCGATGATACGACGATCACGATAGAGGCAATACAGCGGTGTTTGCGTTCCAAATACCGTTTGTAGGCCCGCTGTGCGTTTCTGGCGCGCACAACGTCTGCGTGGTGATTAACCAGATGGCTGAAAACATCTTCTGGGGTGAGTTCCGGCACATAGACCAGATCGGTTGATTTTTTGCTTTTCATTGAATTTTACGTCCTTTCTCTTTCTATTTCTGCGTATTTCTACGGTTTGCTATCTACCGAATATCTGTGTTTGTGACACTCCCCACGGCTAAAGCTTGGGGATTCTCGGTTCGCTGACCGTCGCACCGTAGCGGCGTCTTACACAGTCTCCCTGAGCGTATAGGTTTGGGCGTGTCCCGCCCTACCGTATGTTTAGGCTAGGCCAGTAGGCGCAATCCCTCGCTTAGAATATTTTTTGCTGCGTTGATGTCCCGGTCATGGTGCGTCCCACATTCAGGACACGTCCAATCCCGCACCGCCAGATTCTTCGTGTCGGTATTCCGATACCCGCAGCAGGAACATAGCTGACTGGATGGGAAGAACCGGTCTATCGCTATGATCTTTTTCCCATACCACGCGGCCTTGTACTCTAGCTGCCGC